GTGGCTGCCAAGATTCGCGGCGAAGCGTTCAATTTGAACGACGCAATGAAGAAGTATGGGGAGGAGGTTTCACCAGAAAAGCGCGGCGTGCGATGGGAGCTGCTTCGCATAGAAGCAATTACGACAAAGCACCCGCACTGGCCGGGCAAGAGGCGGATGGCAGATCTGGATGCCCAGGACCTTATTCAGTGGCGTGACGCTCGATTGAAGGCGGTGTCCAAGGGCACAGTGCTGCGTGAAATTGCATTGGTGAGCCATGTTCTCGATACCGCTCGCCAGGACTGGGGCTGGATCACAAGCAATCCCATGGCTGATGTGCGCAGGCCAAAGACGCCCGATCATCGGGAGCGAATCATCGCGGGCCCAGAGATCCGCGCCATGCTGAGGCAACTGGAATGGACGAGAGGCAGGAGAGCGAGCACTACAAAGCATGCTGTGGCACATTGCTTCATTGCCGCTCTGCAAACTGGGATGCGCGCCAGCGAGATCGCTAATTTAGAGTGGGATGATGTGCGAGACTCATTCTGTATATTGCATACAGGTCGCACGAAGACGGGTAAAGGGCGCCAGGTCCCATTGACCCATGCCGCACGCAGAAACATCGAAATGATGCGTGGGTTTCATGATGTGCTGGTGTTCGGCGTGGAGGCAGCGTCACTCGACGCGCTGTTCCGGCGTCACCGAGCTAAAGCCGAGCTGGACGGGTTCACCTTTCACGACACCCGACACACAGCAGCGACCCGTATGGCTCAGGTGCTGCATGTGCTGGATCTGTGCAAAGCGTTTGGGTGGACGGATACGAAGCGCGCGCTAACGTATTACAACCCCACGGGATCTGATATTGCCGCACGGCTTAACGCTGGGCGCGCCGCGACTCCCATTCAATGATTTCAGACAGCAGCCATTTGCCATCTGTGCCGGGGCGGGGCATGGTTCTATCCTGCGCGAGGCGAACATTCAATGAGTTGCGGTGAATGCCCAGCCTGTGCGACAGCTGAGCTCGTGTGAGGCGTGAGCCTTGCTGTACGCACAGCATTTGGACAGCGCTCGTCAAAATGGCCACTTGGCTTTTCAAGGCGAGCAGGGCAGAGTTTTCTGTAGATGCGGTCATAGTGCGTGTGAATAGTTAGGCCCGGAGTTCGGGGCTTTCTGCTTTGGATGGCTGATAAGGCGTGCGGCCTGGTTGTAGGCATCCCAGTGCTGCTGGCCATCGGGGCAGCGCGCCTGCTTGCCGCCGGATAAGCCGGCAGCGCAGCAGGTAGGGCAGTTGAAGTGGTGGGCTATGTAGGCCTTGTCTTCTGGCAGGCCCACGGTGCTGGCGCTGGTTGCCATGAGGTCTCCCAAAAGCGAAACCCCGCATCAGCGGGGCTATGGGTGGTTGATAGGTTCGCGCCATCTGTCGTGCTTGTCGCCTCGGTCGCGGGCTCGGCGGCTCATGGTTCCATCCTCGCAGGGCACTGGCCACCGAACTCTGGCGGCTTCATGGTGTGGGTGCCTGTGGCTCTCTCAGCTGTACGGCGACGGCAGCCGATGCATGAGATGTGGAGTGCACCAGCAGGTAATCCGAGGGTCACTCCGTCGCAGCGTGCAATTCTTTCGGGCAGGGGATTGTTGCTCATGCTTGGCCTTTCAGAATTGGTGTTGAGGGGGTAGTCCATTCGGGCTTCCCGTCTCCGCAGTGCGGGCACCAGTGCCAGCCGTGGCCGGGCTCCTTTGGGTTCTCGGTGTAACCTGCGGCTGCCGCGCCAGGAAGAAGCACTGTTCCTCCGCTTGGCTTATGAATGTGAGGCCCAATCCCATAGAGAGGAAAGCAGGCTGCACCGTCCGGGTCTGTGCACATTTCACAGCTCATGCTTGGCCTTTCTGCGCCTGGGCGCGCTGTGCGGCCTTGGCTTCGCGCCACCGCAGCTCAGTGACGATGGCAGTTGCGCGGTCGCTGGCGATCTCTGCATTGCCCACAACGTTGCGAAAGCAGTAGCCATCACTGGCGATGAGGTCGCCATCTGGGTCTTGATAGGCGCGCTGACCGCCGATCCAGGTTGACCAGTCCCTGACCAGTATTTCAATCAGTCGCATGCTCGCCCCCTTGTGTCTGCTGGGCTGCCGCGAACATGGGCAGCTTGTGTGCCTCGGTGCGAACAGCCTTCGCTGCATCAGTGCCGTACCCCCACATATCGCCGTAGCTCATGGCCGGGGCTATGTATTCGGGGTGAAGCGGCTTACCGTGCTGGATGTATTCGCGCAGGGCGCGTATTAGGTCGCGCATCGTGCCGCCATGGCTGAAACCTCGCCAGCGCCCCTGGTACGCCGTATAGATGCGAGCGCCGCGATAGTCGTCAATCCACCAGACCCGACCGCGCGTATCAAGCTCCAGGCTGCCAATGGTCCCAGCCTTGGCGTTGTAGAAGAAGCGGCGACCATGACTGCTGATGACTTTTATGAGGGCATTCGCATGTCCCAGTCGTTCTGCCTTGCTCATTGCTTGTCATCTCCCTGCTGAGCCGCCTGGGCGGCGATGGCGGCGCGCTGATCGTCCCAACTTCGTGGCATGTACTGGCAATCAATTGTTGGGCGGCGCAACTTATCCAGCTCCGAGCAAAGCCAAGGCAAATCGGTTTCGCGGCACTTGTGCTGCTTCATTGCGGCTTCCAAGGTGAAGCGCTCTGCATCATCCAAGCTCGTCGTGTAGCCGCCACCTAAGCGCCAGAAGCTCGGGCAGTTTCCGACCATCGCGCTCCAGCGAGCATCCTGCAGGTAGTACAGACCGTCCGCATCCCGCGCGTCTGCCTGCACAGCGGCAGGCTCTTGAATCTGGTGTAGGCAGGGCGCGGGGGCAACGCGCTTGTTCCACGATGCTTCAAGTTCTTCATAGGTTTGGCAGTAGTCGAATTCAAAGGCGCAATCCACACACTCGGCTTTGTGATAGTTGCGGTCGCTCCAGACTTCATATTTCGGCTCGCCACCGCAGAAGGGGCAGGGCAGCAGATTGTTGGTGTTGGTCATGGTTTCCATGGCTCCCAGAATGTGAAAAGCCCGCTCTTCAAGGCGGGCTGGTTGGTGGATGGTTGAATAACGCTTTCAACCTCAGGAAACAACAATGCGTTTTTCGAGAAGCTCTCTAATTCGTACTGCTGCGTTGACCGTGGTTGCAGCGGGAGTTGCTGCGCTGTATGGCTGCGCTGTCTCTGTGCCTAAGGGCATACAGCCTGTGACTGGCTTTGATGCCAAGCGCTACATGGGAACTTGGTACGAACTGGCCCGCATAGAGCACAGTTTTGAAAAAGGTCTGACCCAGGTCTCTGCGCAGTACAGCCTTAACGATGATGGCACCGTGGCCGTGGTCAATCGAGGCTATGACGCATCGAAGAAGGAATGGCGTCAAGCCAACGGCAAGGCGCAATTCCTGGGCGATCCCAGCATCGCGGCGCTCAAAGTGTCTTTCTTCGGTCCGTTCTACGGTGGCTACAACGTGGTGGGTCTGGATGACCAGTACCAGACGTCTTTGGTGATTGGCAACAGCCTTGACTACTTCTGGCTGCTTTCCCGAAGCAAGATCATTCCTGAGCAGCACTTTAGGCGATTGCTGGAGAAGGCCCAATCGCTCGGTGTGGACCTGAGCCAAGTCCAGGTTGTCCCACAGTAGCGAGACAATTTTCAGCTCCAGAGAATGAGAAAAGCCCGCTCAGTGGCGGGCTGTGATCTTGTAAATATGTGCCTGTTAGTGGCGGCAAGGAGGTGGGTGACCTTGCTCCTCTTTGAGGTTTCAAAAAGGGCGCGCCGCAGCTTCAGCAGCACTTGGCGGCATTGATTCTGTCATGTCGATGCTGTTCATAAAAAAGCCCGCACGAAGGCGGGCAATGGCAATAGGGTGGAAGAACCTCTAGGTCTTGTTCCGGCCTCGATAGTCGAGGTCGCTGGCAGAGTAGTTCTCGCGCTTGCGCCAGTCCATCTGTACAGGGCCGGCATGTTCGGGAGGATAGGTGATGCGCTCTTTCTCCCGGCTGAGCTCCCATCGCTTGGCCTCCACAACATGGTGGACGGCCGACTTTTTAGTTGTGCTCATTGCAAGGCTCTCGCTAAATTTCCAAACAGTTGCCCCACGGTACAGGCTTACTGCAGACAGGTCTATTGATTTCTTTTTCGAGGGGTATCGTTCGACCGCCTCCAAGGACCGCGTCCTTCAGTGAAGCTGAATGTTGTGATTCCAAGGTCTTTCAATTCACCTATACTGGTTTCACTCGCTGTTTAGGCCGTTCGCCCCAACAGTGCCTGTCTGACACCATTGCCGCCCCTTGGCCGCAGGTAGCCGCTCTTCTCGCAAAGCACGCGGTGGTCACTCCCCTCTAGGCGAACTCACCAGATCCTGAACATCCTTATGGATCTGCGTTGCCCCCTGCATTCACAGCGGGCCTTCCCTATCTCACTTGATGGTCTGCGCAATCGTGCGTGCGGCCGTCCGATTTCATGCTGCACAAAAACATTACAGAGCAGATTGGCCGCTACGTGGTCACACCTCTGACACAGCCGAGCACCAGCGGCCAATTCCTGGCTGCCGTTTCCATTCGCCGCGGCACTTATGACCGCGTCATTCGATTTGTCCCTCAGTTTTCTAACGAGTCGCTCGCCTCTAACTACGCCCTGACTGAGGGGCGCAACATGGTGCTGAACCACAGTCTGAATTGAGCGGCTGAATCCTTCACTCACAGGAGCTACTTTGGCAAAAGAAGAACTAATCGAGATGTCAGGACGAGTTGATGAAGTGCTGCCGGACGCGCGATTTCGCGTGACTCTGGAGAACGGCCATCAGCTCATCGCATACAGCGGCGGAAAGATGCGCAAGCACCGTATTCGCGTTCTGGCAGGCGACAAAGTGACCGTTGAAATGTCGCCCTACGACCTGAACAAGGGACGAGTGACCTTTCGCCATCTTGCTCCACGCACTGGTGGCGCTCCTGGTGGCAATCCTGCCTTCAAGCGCCGTCGCTAACCCTCACAACCTCTTATTCGCTCATCGCTGAAATGCATGAGCTCACTTTGAAAGAACACAATGCAAAACAATCTCTATGTCACCAATCTCGGCTATTCCATCGACGGCGAAGCCCTGCGCGCTCATTTCGGCAGCTGTGGTGATGTGGTCGCTGCAGACGTCATCATTGATCGTGACACAGGCCGTTCGCGCGGTTTCGGCTTCGTTGAAATGGGCACTCAAGAGCAGGCCCAGAAAGCGATCGAAACACTGAATGACCAGCCGCTTGGTGGTCGCGCACTGGGAGTGGCCTTGGCCCGTCCACGCAAATAATCTTCTTCGATCTGTAAGAAGGGCTCACGCCAAAAGCGTGAGCTTTTTTCTTTTGCGGCCTCTCTTCCCGCAAGAGCAACTCAAGAGACAAGCTTCTTGATTTCCTGAAGCTGTGAACCTCCAGCCAGCCTTGATGGCCAGCTCTTTGCATTGCTGGGCAGCTGCTTGAAGGATGGCAACACATCTCTTGGCATCAGTAGGTCCGTTGCAGTACCTTATGGGAAAGGTTTGCTGGTAGTTTTGACCTGCTCCTTCTTAAGGAGTCAGCTCTCTTAGGCAGGCCAGCTGGATTCGCAAGGCAGTGGGTTCACTGCAAGGAGACCGTGATGGAAACGATAGAGCAGATGGCTGACAGACACATCCGCGAAACCGAAGCTAGCCTGGACCATATCGACCTGCTTATGAAGCGTGCACAGAAAGCGAGCGCAAAGGCGTCTGATCAGGCGGAGATAGAGCGATTGCTAGAGCAGGCGACTAAGCAGCGGGAGAAGCTGGATCTGCATCTTGCGGCTCTTAAAGAGGCCAGGCAGCAGTTCGATCTAGAGCGGCTTGTGGAAGAGGGAAAGAGCTTCAGGGACAGGCTTGAAAGAATAAGAATGGGCATTGAGCGCTTGCTCTTGTCACTAATTTAGGCTTCTCAGCCCTGCTCCAATAAAGAAGCCCGCTCAATGGCGGGCCTCTCTAGATTGGAGATATTTGCTATCTTATTTATGGCAAATTTCCCTGGAAATAGAAAGAAGGCTTTTTCAGAAAGCCCCATACCTGTAAGCAAAGTAGCCTGCAGCAATCATGCCAAAGATAGCAAGCGTCAGCATGATTCCTGCAATAGTGTTTCCTGGTTGAAAGCCGGCTAGTTTATTGCCTTCTGTTTTTTGGGATGCGCTCGTTTCCGGCTCTTCTTCTTTTGGCCACGGGAAAAACATGCACTTCAGGTTTGCCCAGAAGCCGTGAACTTTGCGTTGAGAAAGTTCCTGCATAAAAACTCCTTACGCCATCCGATCTGGATATACATCCCAACCATGCTCTGCCTCCAGCTGCATAGCATTGGAGGGTTGTGCTGACCTTGCGTCCGGATTGTCGATGTCCACATCGCTATTTTTCATAGGCACATTCGGCGACCGTGCATGGTCATCGTGAGAAATCGAGTGACTGATGATTTCTGGTTGCAGCGCCTGTGGCGCTGGAGCAATAGTGATTGCTAGATCTTCACGTTGCATTAAATCTCCGGTCTTGTCAGTTGAGCAATCCTCAAGGATCCGTCTTGCTTTAGTGGAAAAAGAAAGCGGTTCCAAAAGGGGACTAGGCCTGAGCAAACACAAGAGGCAGAAGCTCACTTAGATGGTCGGTTAGCTGCGCCACGTCTTGCCCATCTTGGACTGCACTCGATTTATCGGCTTTCTTGAAAGCTCGAGCATTCATGTAGCTCTATCGATCTGAGCGCTGTAGGTTTCGGATCTATGCAGGCAGATGACTTGACCAATTGCCTTGTAACCACAGTACGCCAATCTCATCGGAAAAACCGATTTAACGCAAAAACTTACACAAGATAATTTGTGGGTCATTGCGTTGATACCTGTGGCACTTGAAGGGGTCAAGGAGCAGGGCGCTCTTAACGATCAAACGACAGTCTTCTTGATTTCTTGCAGTTGTACCAGGAGCCAGCCCGTCTTGATGGCTAACTCCTTGCAAAGCTGGGCTGCCTCTTGAAGGGGGTACGGCTTGCTACGAACTGCAGTGCGCTTGGCGGTGCGCAGCCATGCATCTTCATCAAAGGGCTCCGGCGGCTTGCCGCCAGCCTTCTGCGCCATCTGGCAGAGCCGCTCGTGCGCCTGCTTTGCCTCTTCCAGCATTCCGGGCTTGATGCCCGAAACGCGCCAGCCCTTGTGTACGGACACTGCATCCGCCTTGGCGGATAGGCGGCGCTGACGTTCTTGCTCGAGTCCTTGGGCTCGCATGGCGTCCATGCGGGAATCGGTGATGGGGTCGCCGTTGTGATTCACGAAAGTCAGACTCATGGGAGTCTCCAAAGAAAAAGCCCGCGGGATGGCGGGCAGTGGATTGAAGAGTGAGTGGCTAGAACGGGCTTTCGCCTGGGGATGTGTCGGCTGGCGCGGCCGGCAGGTCGCCCAGGCTGGTGCGGCCCTCGCCGCCCAGAGCCTCGATCAGATCGGGAATCAGGCGCGAGAGCTCGCCGGTGGCAATCGCCACATCGGTGTCGAAACCGCCGTCGTCCTGGCTGTTGCTATCCATGACAGCATCCATCAGCGTGATGTTCTTGATCTGCAGGCCTGCGGTCAGCGCAAAGCTCACACGGTCGTCCCAGGTCATCGCCAGCTTGGTGGGCAGCTTGCCTTGCTCGATGTGCTTGCGGACCTCATCAATATCCAGCGGGTGGCGGGCGTAGCGCACGATGGCCTTGGACTCGTCGCATGCTTTCAGTTCTGTCTCGCGGTCAGCGCTGAAGCCGGCGGGCGGCTCCTGTGTCATCAGCCAATGCGCCATGGCGGCCTGCGGGCTGGTCTGGGTGTCCAGCAGGGCCAGGGCAAAGCCGGGCAGGCCTTTGACCAGCAGCGTTACCACTTCATCGGCGCGGCCCTGGACGCTCGTGTCCAGCACTAGCGTGCGCGCCTGGGGGTCAATCCAGACCCACATGCTGCCTTGCTTGGTGAAGGCCATGGGTAGCAGGTCCAGCTTGGCCTCGTCCTTGAGGTCGCGCTTTTCCTTCTTGCCGGGCTTGCGGCCTTCGGTCTTTTCGATGTGCTCGGCCTTCTCGTTGACCTTACGATTGAGTACGCTGGCCGGCAGCACCTTGGCCTCGGTCATGAAGCGCATCACCCATTGGCCGGCCACGGATTCGACCAGCGGGCCATGAGCCTCGCCACGCGGCGGAACCCAGCCCACGGAACGCTCCTGTGTGGCGCCGCACTCCTCAAAGACTGTCTTTTGCAGGGCATCCTCCAGCGCCTGCAGATCGCCTTGCCAGCTCTTGGCAATGCGGTAAATGATCATGCTCTTGAACATCTGAACTCCAGAAATAGAAAAAGCCCGCTGATTGGCGGGCTCTGAAGTGGAGAGAGTGGAGGCCGTTAGTGGCCGCAAGGAAGTGGTTGACCTTGCTCTTCTTTGAAGTCTTCAGGAAGAGGCGCGCCGCAGCTTCCGCAGCGCTTGTCGGTGGTGGTATTTGTCATGCTGGTGATACTCATAAAAAAGCCCGCTCAATGGCGGGCAAAGGCAATTCTGTGGAGGCTCTCTAAATCTTGCTGCGGCCTCGGTAGTCAAGGTCGGTGGCGGAGTAGTTTTCTCGCTTGCGCCATTCCATTTGCACCGGGCCGGCATGTTCCGGAGGGTAGGTGATGCGCTCTTTTTCGCGACTGAGCTCCCATCGCTTGGCCTCCACGACATGGTGAACGGTTGATTTTTTAGTTTTGGTCATTGGTGAGGCTCTCTGTAAATATCCGAACGCTAGGCCCACAGTACATGGTTAATCCTTAGTGGTCTATCAATTTATTTTTTGAAGGCTTTGATGTGAGGGACGTCAGGTCGGGAGAGCGGAAGATTTCCAACCAAAGGTCTTTCGGTTCACCTATACTGGCCTCACTCGCTGTTAAGGCCGTTCGCCCCAACAGTGCCTGTCTGACACCAATGCCGCCCCTTGGCCGCAGGTAGCCGCTCTTCTAGCAAAGGACGCGGTGGTCACACCCCTCTAGGCGAACTTCCCAGATCCTGAACATCCTCGCGGATCTGCGTTGCCCCCTGCACTTAGCACGGGCCTTCCCTATCTCATTTGACGGTCTGCGCAATCGTGCGTGCGATCGTTCGCTTTCATGCTGCACAAAAACACTACAGAGCAGATTGGCCGCTACGTGGTCACACCTCTCACCCAGACTGACGCAAGTTGTCAATTCACTGCTGCTGTCTCTATTCGTCGTGGTACTTATGACCGAATCTTTCGGTTTATCCCGCATTTTTCTGATGAGTCGCTTGCCTCTAAATATGCTTTGGCTGAAGGCCGGAGCATGGTGCTTGGCCACCAGCTGAATTGAGCTGCATCATTTTTCAACCCTCAGTAGAAGCTTTGGCTACTGACTAATCTTCACCAAAGCACTCTCGTGGTTCTCTTGGGAATCATCTTTCGTTCTGAAAAATAAGTAGCGAAATTCATTTAGAAGGTACTGTATGCAAAGCAATCTCTACGTCTCCAATCTTGGCTATGGCATCGATCGCGAAACACTAAAATCACATTTTTCAAGCTGTGGGGATGTTATTTCCTCTGAAGTCATAATGGATCGAAATACAGGTCAATCGCGCGGCTTCGGCTTTGTTGAAATGGGCACTGCTGCCCAAGCAAAAACAGCGATCGACTCCCTGAATGATCAGTCATTGGGTGGTCGAGTTATCTCTGTATCTCTAGCCAACACACGCAAGTAATTTTTACTTGGCGTAAAAAAGCCCACATCTGTAAAGGTGTGGGCTTTTTGCATTTTTAAATTGTCGAGCTCAACGCTCTTCTTTGACGCACTTCACAATATTTTCGCTGACCCAAATGGCTGTCATTCCTGGGCAATGCCAGGCGCTAAGCGCTGAATTTTTGAATGCAGCAGTTGTTTCCTCAAACTTCTTTCCCGATTCGGGCTTACAGCCTCCCATGACCAGGCAAGTCAGCAGAACCGCCGAGGCGCTCAAGAAGAATCCTGCCCTCCAGAGGAAGTGGTTCCTGCTGCTTCGCCTCTTGGGTAGGTACTCAAGCTGGATTGGTGGCTTTGCCATACGCTTCAGTCTATGTTGATGGATGCGAACGCAACGGCCGCTATTGCACCCTTTGGCGCCTTAGAGCTCGCATGTTGATGACCTCCAATGGACGTCTGCGTAGCGAAGGCAAAAGCTCTGTCTGAAGACAGACTATTGCAATGAATTTTTCAATGCCTATTCTCTATCCTTATGCGCAAGAAGAGCGAAAAGACTTCCTGCAAAAAGGTCATGTCATGCCCAATCTAAGGTTGCTCTTTCAGGCATTGCACGGTCTTCTCGTCCAGCCACTCGGCATGCATGCCCGGGCAGGCGAACTCATCGCGCAGGCTTTGGGTGAAGGTTTTGGGTTCATCGGCTTGGGCATCAGGCGCGGACAGCCAGGCTGCGAGAAGCAGGGCGCCAACGATGACCAGCAGGGAGTCGACAATCGTCTTCAGCATGAGTCTCTCCTGTCAGTTTTCAAGGTTGAATGCTCAGAGGGGCCAGGCTTCTGGCGTGAGTGCGATCACCACGGCCGCGCCGACCAGGCAGAACAGGCCAAAGCCGGTGAGAGCCCATTGCGCGGCTATCAGCAGCTTTGTCGCCGGGGTATGGGGTGTCGATGAATGCATGGAATCTCCTGAGGGCAAAGAAAAAGCCCGCGAGCGGTTGCTGCGGGCCTGGATAAAGAGCCGGTGACCTTTCGGGTCTGCCTGAGGAATGGTTCAGAGAGGGAGGGAGGAGATAAACCCCAGGCCCGGCTGGAAACTAGAATGGGTCATCAGACTGGAGGTGCTTCATGACCCAGGAGGAATCTGGCGCATTCGCTGCGCTGTCGATGATCTTGACCGCAGTCGTCAAGGCGCTACCGCGCGAGACTGCCCATCAAGCGGCGAGAGAGCTGCGCGCTGCACAGCTGGATGCTAAGCATCAGGACGGACCTGATAGAACGGATCCCGAGTTCAGGCTTGGCCGCGATCACTTGGTGAATGCGTATCGCGAGCTTCTCAATAACGTGGCCGAGGGCAACGTCTACCTTGTCGGTGGTGGGAAGAAGTAAACCTGACTTGCCATCTGGTGTGACCACTGTCGCCACGACGCAAAGTGCCGCGTTCCTAATTGCCGCCCGCCCAGGCCTATTCCTGAACTGCCGTACCTGCTCGAGTGGTCACACCGGATGGCACTGACTTTGGTGCAAAAAAAGCCACCCTGCGGAGGGTGGCTTAAAGAGGCTTCTCTCACACCTGAGTAGCTGCGCTCATTCAAAGACATCAATTAAGGTGAATACTTTCACCAATTGCAGACGTTGTCAGTATTTTCTATTGGTTGAAGCAAATTAATACAAATTTGCTATTTTGATGGACCCGCTTCAGCCCTGCTGGGAAAGGCGCATGTGAGGCCGAGGCCGGTGAGTGCCTATTGCGCGGCGAGCAGCGGCTTTGGAAGGAATAGCGGCTGGAGTCGATTGCACGCAAGCTCCTGTGGGAAAACAAAAAGCCCGCGAGCGGTTTGCTGCGGGCGCGAATAAAAAGCCGGTGACCTATTTGGTCATGCCTGGGCAAGTTGAGGAAGTGAAAGGAGTCTGTGACCCCAGGCCCGGCAAAAACAGGTACGTGACGCAAATTTTGCCCAAAGAGAGTCACGGAATCAATATGTACGTGGGCTCACAAACCATCTGGCGTGACCACTGTCGCCACGACGCAAAGCGCCGAGTTCGTGACTGCCGCCAGCTCAGGCCCATTCCTGAACTGCCGTACCTGCTCGAGCAGTCACGCCAGATAGCCCCCGCTACTTTCCCGGGGTGGTCATGATGGGCACCTAAGACCGGTGCGATTACCCTCTTGCAGTATTCCAGCCAGGCCCTTGCAAGCCTGGTTTGTAATAACCGGGGAGCCGACCCCCGGCACCATCAAGAAAAAGAGCGGATTAGCCAACTCCACCCACGTTGCAGTTTTTCATTGCCGCGCTCTTTCTTGATGGCCCCGCTATAGCCCTGCGGGAGAGGGCGCATGTATGGCACATGTTGGCTGAATGCTCACATCTCAAGATCTCCGGGCACAAAAAAGCCACCATAGAAGGTGGCTGTTGAAAATGAAGCTACGTAATCGTGGGAGCTGTCGAACACTCTTGCTACCAGTATCGATAGCTATGGCGCATGCGCGATTGCCTCTCCTCTTGTCTCCTCTTGTCTTTTTCAGGAGGTCCGCACTGTTCGATGTTGGGTGGACTGGGGAGTGGCTCACCTCTGGCGAAGACTCGTTTGACTGTTCTCCAAACCTTCAGGAATGAAGATGGGATGCGGCTTACTGACATATAGACCTCCAGACTGACACGCGTGAGCTACGGGCTCGCTGCGTCTCCGTGTGGTGCTGTCACGCCTTGTCGTTGACAGCAGGTGTTTCGGAGCTGGGCTGTGGGGCTTTTGGCGTCGGTGCGAGTGGTGGATCGAGACTGGGTTCGATGGGTTGAATCTTTGAAATCGGCTCGAGGAGCATCACCCACATATCCCGCCAGAACTCGGACTGACGTTTGTAGCCAAGTAGTGAAAACATATAGACCTCCGGTCAGATGCTTGCTCAAGCGGCAGAGATTTTGTTGAGGACCGCTTGCAGCAAAAGGCGGTTCGTTTTTTGCGCAGCATCTGCTCAGGTGACTCCTCCTGCAGCTGTGCATCCGTTTGAAATGGCGTGTGAAAGATTCGGTCGTCATCCGCCACGTTCCGGGAATCGACTTCCTGTTTTACGTCGGGACATCGGGAGCGGATGCTGAAGATAGTTTTGTCGATGAAAGACATATAGACCTCCGGTCTATGGCAGCGGTCCAAGATAGGCCACATGAGTCCACGGTACTCTTTTTAATGACCTTAAACGGCGGTCTCAAAGTCCATGTCAGCAATGCTCGAATAGGCCTTAAACCGCAGCAGTTTCCTCAAAGAAAAGCCACCTGAAAAGGTGGCTGAGGATCATGGCTTTCTGCTTAGTCTGGGGCGTGAGCGTGGCAGTCAGGGCTTGTCGTTGGCTGCATCTGAGCCGAGCGTGGATGGTGGCGTTTCTGGCTTTGCTGAAGGCTCTTGATCGAAGCTTGAAGGGCTTGGTGGGAGCTCAGAGATGGGCTCAAGGATGATCGACCACATGTCATGCCAAAACGCGACATATCTTTGGTACACAAGGAGTGGGAACATATAGACCTCCGGTCTAAAGCTGCAAATCAAGAGGACTTGCATGCACCCACATTACGCTTTTAAAAGACCTTAAACGGCGCAAGCAAAAGCCACCCGGAGGTGGCTGGTGTGCTCGCGTTGAGGCGGTTGCTCAAGGCATCTGGGACAAGCCTGAGTTAGAAAAGTAGCTCTTTTTTTCGCTACTGCTTGCGTTGCTGCTGCTGCTCTTCCTCATTCTTTTCTTTCGGGACGCGAGGTTTGCCTTGTTGCTGCGGAGCTGGGAGCCCGTCGGTAATAAAAAACATCAGCTTCAAGGTGTCCAAAAAGGATGGGGTGGAGATGGGGATGGGGTTACCTGACAAATAGACCTCCGGTCTAAGGCGGCTGGTCAAGATTGACTGCCTTGTCCCACGGTACTCTTTTAAATGACCTTAAACGGTGCCCTTGAAAAATAGACGCCAGCCATGTTGGCGCAGCTGCAGCCGCGATCAGTCGATGAATCCAAGGTCGCGCAGTGCTTCAGTCTCCTGGGTGTACTCAGCGTCCTCGATCAGGAGCGCGCCATCGGGCCCATACACATTGCGCTGGGGCGCGCCCATCGCTTGCTCAATGCGTTCGACTTTGTAGCCGTGCCGCTCCCAGATTTCGGTGGTGTTTATGCGTGTCATGGATTCACTGTACTCAAATGAAAGCGCTGCTAGCAAGGCTTTCGTTTGAACCCCGGATGCGCTCCGGGTGGCGGCGCATATCTCCCACTGTCACTGGCTTGCGCTTCGCTCTGGCAGCTTTATGCAGATCACTATCTGCGCCGGTTAGCACCATCCACCGCTTCGGGGCGGCAGAGTCGCGGCGCGTTCCGGAAAGTCATCGGGGCGCAGCGTGTCTCGCGACGTGCATTGAATCTCTGGCTTTTTAATGACCCGTGGCGCGCGGCTCGATCGCTTGGCACCCGGCGCAGCGGTTTGGCTGCGTTGAGGGAAGTATAGAAATACTAGCCATTGATTGTCAAGAAAAACTAGCCTTGCGGCTATTTTGGCTAGCCTGAAGCATGAGTGAGTGACAAGCCCGTACTGTGTGAGCTGTTGGAGCTTGAACTCTGACCATGGCCGGCGCCTCATTGGGGTATCACGCACTTCAAGGAGAGCGGCGATGTCTACCCTCATGACTCAGATGGTTGGCCTGTGGATCTTGGCCGTGCTGGTGGCTTGGGTGATCAACGCGATCAGGGACGATTGGCGGACGTAAAAGCCCCCAAGGGGCGGGCCAACGCTTATGGGGGCTTTGACCTGACTAACGCAGGCAGAGTTGCGGATGACTAGGTCGCCAGTTGCGACTAGCCTCGCGCATCCACCGGAATAATCCTCTAAGGTAGAGAGGATGCTTCACATGCTTGATCAAGGGCTTGAGGAGACGTTCCCGTGAATGCTGGTCTACATCATCTATGGTCCAGCAAGCCATCGGACGACAACCGAATTGATGGGCAGATCTATCCCCGCACAGCTTGGTGACTATTCTCATTAGCTTCTTGCGATTCAATTTGTGACTAGGTGTACGGAGCCTAAGCCGTGCAGGCGCGGCTCAGGAGCTGTAGACTTCACTCGCGTCGCTTATATAGGGCGCCATATTCGATTGCATGGTTGAGCAACATTCACGAACCTTTTATACAGTTCACAAGAACGATTCAGTGCAATTTGTTAAAATTTCACCATGCAAAAACTGACTGACAAAGAGATTAGGCAAGCGCTACTTAGTAGTCTAGAGCGTAGGGCCAATGCTCCGCTTGCAACTCTGGAAGAGGTCCATGTTTGCAATAGCAATGCGATCGCCGATGTGGTTGCTGTTTATAAAGCGATGCATTGCTATGAGATCAAAGGCGAAACAGACACGATTAATAGGATAGTCCACCAATCTTATTATTATGACCAAGCATTCCCCTTAATATCTCTTGTAACAACAGAAAATCATCTCCGTAGGGCAGAGGAGATTGCGCCGCTACATTGGGGAATTATTGTCGCATATGCGGTAGGTGAGGGCTCCGTGAAATTTAGACATGTGCGCGGTGCAACACGAAATACACACTATAGTCCGGAGATTGCATTGCTAAGCCTCTGGCGCTCTGAACTGCTTGATTTCATCGGACCGAATAATGGTTCATTGGAGAAAATGAATCGACAGAAGATCGCAGCCCTGATCGCTGCGAGCGAACCTACAAGTGTGATAAACGAGAAGGTAGGTCGAGCGCTCGCATTCCGCCGTCCTCGATCAGTTAGTTGGGATAATCCAGTGCCATGTACGTAATATGGGCGCAGATGGTCGGTTTTAGGATGGTGGAGGGGGTTATATGATTATGACGAACGCCATCCGCTCGCAGCTGAATTAATTCATCACCCCAAGAGTAATCTGGGCCGCGAAAGAAGACCTTCCCTGAAATATCCACGCAGATATCATCATACTGTCCATACCCCTTTGCCTTTATCCGCCCGCCACGAGCAATATAGTGATTGTTCTCAAAAGCATAGAAAACCTTTGGGGCTGTGACGCTGAGAAGAAGCTCTTTGGGAATATTAAGTTCGGAATATGTCGGACTGACAATTGTGTAGTCCCCAAGGGACAAAAGTTCAGTGCCAACAATAGATTCGGCGGCGTGGAATATCTCTAGTTCGGCTCTTGCTATGACTGACTCATCACTCGGTCGTGCAATTTCCGTAATGGTTGCGGGAATTGAGGAGCCTACAACAATGAATTGTTCAACGTTGAAAATTATTCTGGTTTGTTGAATAAAGTTTGAAATATCTGTCGCCAGTTTTGTCCTGTTGCTCATTAGGCAAACCCGACAATCAAATACAAAAATCCAGCTTGAAAATACGGAGCTTCCAGCAACTATGAGTGCACGCAGTTCATCTTCAATCAGACCGAATGAGCTGAATTCCTCTGCCTGAAGTCGAACGGCCACAGTATCGGAAACAATTTCACCTGCGGCCTTGGCATCAATTACCGCCTGATTGTGATTCGCTGCCCTGTCTAGGCCTACCACCGGAACATATTCAAAGTCCTTAAAGGCATCTATAATTGCTCTGCAATTCGGAGTGCCCGCTCTGGCAATTGAGTCCGGTATATCAAAAGAGTCAACAAAAATGTAGGGAAATTCCGTTAGATATTTATCTGCTTTTTTCCTGCAGGCAAGTACATTTTTATCAAAATCCGCATTTGTCATCCCATCCTTTCGAGGTAGATCAAAAAATGGGGTCAATTCTGCTTTCAGTTCTGGGCTAAGGGCTGTGAGTCCAGATACCTCATTAGTTTTGAATTTCAGAAATGGTGTATATTTACGATTGACCGCCATTTAAAATCTCCCTCACGTCATGCTTATTGATAATTTCTGAGAATAGGTCGTATCTACCTAATTCACGCCGCAAGCGCCCAGCTACACATTCTGCAGGTATACCTTGCTGATGCGCAAAAGATAAGATGTCATTTATCGAGTTCGAGAATCTAGCAGGGCAACTACGCCATTCATTTCGGGGGATGAGGCTATCGGTTGCAAGCCTGTCGGCTTGTTGTTCGGTTAAGTCGTCAGAGGCAGCATCTAAGTCATCAAGAATAGGCGTCGCTAGTTTTTCTGGGTGAAGTACTGCGTGAGCGAGCTCATGCAACAGGGTAAACCAGAAATAATCCAACCTGCTATATCTCAAACTTAGCGCAACGACCACCTGCCCTTGAGGGGTTTTAAATACTGCCCCGTCAAGTTTCATATTGGGAATTGAGCTTTCCCATACAAATATTATTCCAAAATGCGCGAGATAGTCATTAAGATTTACTAGGCTAGTGGGGGCTACAAATTTTCGTGGCAGCTTCGATAGTACTTCCTTATCAAGCCCCTTAAACGCTGGCGTGGTATTCGCAGCTGCGAACCAATTAGCAGTCTGCCGTACAGACGAAAGCCACAGAGCAGTTAAAATTTGGGACGCGTCATCGCGTTTTCTATACAAAGGCGCCGTTGCGTCTCCGCCTCGATAGAAGAAACTCGTTAGTTCAGGTAAACGATCTTCCGCGGTCTGCCGATATCTTGCGGGAGCCGCTGCTAGCACTGCTTCAGCCTTTAAGTATGCTTCATAGTATTTTTTAGGCTCAACAGTCGAGTTCACGGGGCAAGGGAAGTCATCTTCGAGCGTACTTAGGATATTCATTGATTCATCCTTCTGCAGTCGCTACAGGGGCAATCCATTCAAAAAATGTTAAGCCGTCCTTATCATGCTGAGGGAATTCCTTCATGCCGAGTTTTTCCTTATAGAAGGGAATGGCTTGGGGAAGTGAGTGCAGAGAGAAACCGGGACTCAACCCTAAATCTTCTTTTGCATACTTGATAACTCGGTCAAGAAGCTTTGGCCCGACTCCTTTAAAAACGCGCTCGGCCAGGATGTTTTCTCGATTCCATGGCGCAGCAGCAATGTATTCCACGTAAAAAATATCTCCAGCCCCGAAAACGCTATTCTTCGGGTGATAAACCAGACATGCAGCCTGTGGGTAGTTTTCTGCGACAAGAAAGAACCACTTGTAACAATCGCCCTTAAAGGCGAGGGTCTTATCAAGCCAACGCCAATGGTGATCTTCCAACTGGGCAGCAGCGAGAATTGGTGCAATATCGACGCCAGAAGCCTCGAGTTGCCTAATACGCCGCATTAGAGTGACATTGAACGCCCCCCAAGTTCGGTCGCAAAGGTTTGCGATAACTAAGTCCCAGCCAACGTGGATTGCGTACTCAACTTTTCCGCTCCGGCCTTGAAGGGCTCCCTTTGAAATTATGGATTGCGAGCTAATCTCCGCTGGTGCGGCATCCAGCAATCGACGGATCTCTTCAATCGTGATACTCAATGACTCCTCCGTTTTGCTTCGCTTAGTGGAAACATTTCAACCATGCTTGGACACAAATGGTAACGCATGATGAAGAAATTAGCTTCCTTTACGGGCTGGGCGCAAGCTAAAGATATTTCAGCTTCGGAAAGCGCCTGCCGCTTCAGAGGTCGTACTTCTTCGTGAAATGCGATCCAGAGCCTGTCATAGTGCTTATTTATGAAATCTCGCTAAGAGACTGTGCTCCACTGCCAACCGGAGGACTCAGTGCTTTGGTTGGATAGTTGATGTGGGGCCTGTCGACAGTCGTGCAAGCCGTCTTCATAGCCATCGCGCTTGTAGTTGCCGCAGTAGCGATGCACAAGCTCATGAGGCCTCATCACTTTCAGCTGAGCCAGAAGAAGCTCACTTTCCGTTGAGACACCGCGATCCGCTCAATCCCCGAGATCGCTGACGACCGCTGTCGTCAGGATGTTGCAATTCGGATCAATACCTGCCTGTGTAGCCCAAACGGCTCGCTGCTTGGTATCGGAAATGTCTTGTCAATTGACCATGACGCAGTCGTCGCGAGGCAGAGGGCGTAATTATCAATTGATGCAGCAATGCGTCAGTTGGGCTTGGCGGGGAGGGAGTCTTTTGAGTACGGGACAAGAAAGTCCGATGTTATCTAAGGATCAGAACACCATCGAATCTGGCCCCACCGACCCCGCGACACGGCAAATGCATTCCACTTCCTCTTTGGGAATAGTCATGGGCGCATAGCCGTTATTGATGCTCAGCAGCTGGATTTCATCTCCTCGAATCCAGTTGAGCTCCTTGAGAAGGCATTTGCCGTTGTGCAACTTGACTACAACGTCGCGGCCTGGCTGGGCTTCTATGCTTGGGGTGATGACTACAAATTCCCCGGCTCGGTAGCGCGGGTGCATGGAGTCTCCCTTGATGCGCAGGGCATAGGCCTGGGGGTCCCCTGTCCAGTACTCCACCCAGCCATCGGGAGTGGTGTCTTGCACCAGATACCCGTCGTCTCCACCGCGCACGCTTCCTGTAATTGGCACTCTTCTTGACTTCTTAAGTTCTAGGGCCGGCTCCACGTTGGACTGAACCATTCCGCCCCACAGCGGCGGGGCATAGCCTGTGGCTTTTGCGATAGCTTCAATTTGCTCGAGCTTTGGCTCGTGCTTGCCGGTTTCCCAATGGCCGACATTGGCCTTGGTGCGGCCAACTGCTTCGCCCAGCTTCTCTTGAGTCCAGCCTGCGTGCTGGCGCGCAGCCTTGATCCAGTCTTTGATATCCATCTTTTGATCGTATAGATTTTCTATACTTCATTGGGCTAGTAATACTTGTCTTGAATGGCTAGTAATGCTAGCCTTTAGGGTATGAAACATCCCATTGAGAAGGCGGCTGAAATTGCCGGCTCCGAGAAGGCGCTTGCTGATTGGCTTGGCGTAACCAAGGCCGCCGTTTGGCAGTGGAAGCAGGAGGGGCGGAAGACGCCCATAGAGCATTGCCCGGAGATCGAGCACCGGACATCTGGAGCGGTAACACGGCGCGATCTGCGTCCGAATGATTGGCATCTGATCTGGCCCGAGCTGGCGCAGCCATCCACCTCAACCAAGGAGGTGGGCAATGATTGAACGCTTATGCCATCCAGTCGCGCGGATCGTGTCCAAGTACATAGCTGCTCCTGTTGGGGTCTGGCTTGTTCAGTCGGTGAGTGCTGTCAGCCATGCACGTCCAGCTTTCCGCAAGCTGCCCTTGCGCCTGGTAATGACGCATTGGCACTTTCTTGCCTTGGCTGTAGCACGCGGGACAAAAGTAGGCACGGCCATGCACCGGCTTGTCCATGTCGCTTATCAGCGCGTACGCCCAGCCGCCGCGACATACCTCGGTGATTTGATATTGGTCTTTCTCTTCGAGCTTGGCTTCAAGCTGTGCATGTTCATCTTGCGCTTTAGCCAGCTTCACTCGAAGTTCCTGCGCTTCGAGTTCGAGGCGATGCAGCGCCTGTACTTGGGTGAGCCCCATGTCTGACATCGCCCAGATTTTTTCGCGTAGTTCGGCCATAGCCGACTGGAGCTTTATTTCGTCTCTCGCTTTTACAGCCACGGCTGCTATTTCGAATGTCGATCTGGCCGCGCTCAGAGCTTCAAGAAATGCCATGTCCGCCCCTCCCGGGAATGGTTGTGTGGGAGCTTTCATTCTGCCCGTGGAGGTGGCGGGCACCCTTTTCCAGGAGGTCACATATGACTGAGCGATACCGCTTCGGCGGCCCCATTCCTGAGTCTGTGCAGCGGCTGAAGTCTCGTCGAGTGGCGCGTGCAAACACCCCCACACCCGTTAAGCCGATCGGCGTTGACGCGCTTGGGATGCCTATTCTTCCGCGGGGAGCAGTGTCTGAAGCAATGCAATCACGTCCTTCACTGACTGCTGATGGATCTCCGCAACCGTGACCTCTCCATTCTTTAGCGGCACCGCAATCTCGAACTCGATATTTGCCTTGGTGAAGGTGAATTTGCGCTTCACGGTAACCAAGCCCATGTCTACGTTCATGTCGAAGCTGGCGGCTTTGATTGTGTTCTCGTCTTGGCTCATGTCTGCCCTCCTTGTGGCTGTTGGTAATGGTTTGGACGCCACCAGCATAGCCCAGGGGGCGGCGGGCACCTTTTCCTCTCTTCTGGCCTGTTTTCGTTTGCATGCAGGCAGTGTCTTTCTCGGCGGCACAGCCCGCAACGTCCTTTTTCTCGGAGTCCGGACGACATGAATGCTCTTGATGCACTGCGACGCATGGTCGCCAACTACCCAGGCGGCCGCGCTGCTCTTGCTGCCCGTCTGAACAAATCCGACGAAGTTCTGCGCAAGGAGCTGAGTGGCGTGTCCCCAAGCCACAAGATGGGCCTCGCTGACGCTGAAGAGATAGCTTCTATGTGCCGTGAGGCGGGTAGCACAGAAGCGCATGCCTTGGGCACGGTCTTCTCATTCAACGCCGGCATGCTGGCGCTGCCCGAGGCGCAGCCAGGTGCTGAAAAGTGCCTCTCCAAATCTGCAGCCATCGCTGTGCGTGAATGCGCAGACGTTCTGATGGCCACCACGATGGCGAAGGCAGACAACAACGTCAGCGACAACGACAAGCGCGTCGTGCAGCGCGAAATTGCTGAGGCTGTGGCCGCGTTGCTCGCCGTTCAGCAGTCTCTGGATGCAGAGCACGCCGCAGATAACGCGAGGTCTGGACAATGAGCACGATCATCATGGCAGCCTGCTGGCCCCTGCAGGGCATGAGCCCAAGCCAGAAGGCTGTCCTCATTTCTCTGGCCGATCAAGCCAACGACGATGGCGTGTGCTGGCCTGCGGTTGGGACCATCGCCGCACGTACCTGCCTGTCCGAGCGCGCTGTGCGCGATGCCTTGGCCTGGCTGCAAGCGGCTGGCGCTGTGTTCCGTGAGTACCGCCACAACACCAGCACCAGCTACACCGTCTGTCCCAAGCGCTTTGACCCGGCCAAGGCTCCGGCGGAGAGCAAGCGCACCACCAAGCGCAAAACCAATGTGGCGGCAAATGCCGCCCCCCCTGCGGCTGCCGCCCCTGGTGCAGATGCAGCCCCACCGGCAAATGCCGCAGTACCCCCGGCAAATGCCGCCCCAGCCCCGGCAGATGCCGCAGGTCTGGAGGGGCAAATGCCGCCCCCAAATCGTAAGGGGAACCGTCACTTAACCGCCAATGAACCATCCCCGCCTGCTTCGCCGTCGGGCAGTGGGGGTGATGACGATCTCGCAAACGACCCAGAAACCGCGCTGCAGGAGGCATGCCGAGCCACATGGTCGGCCTATAGCCTGGCCTACGAGCTGCGCTACAGCGTTAAGCCCGTTCGCAATGCACCGGTGAATGCCAACGTGAAAGCCTTGGTCAAGCGCCTGGGCCACGGCGAGGCACCGCAAGTGGCCGCGTGGTACGTGGCGAACGTCAACGAGGCATTCGTTGTGAAGAACTCCCACGGCATGGGCGTGTTGGTGAACCAGGCCGAGAGCTACCGCACCCAGTGGGCCCGTGGGCAGGCAATGACTGCAACCGGTGCCCAGAGCGCCGACAAGAGCAGCGCGAACTACGACGCGATCCAAGAAGCCAAACGCATGCTGAACCAACGCAAGGAGGCCTCCAATGCTTGATGCACACAACGCAGATACCGATTGGCTCCTGGAAGAACTCGGCGCGACGATGGAGCTGTCCGGTCAGCAGATTCGTCCCGCTGCGCTGGCGCTGCTGGCCTCTGACCTGTCTCACATCGACAAGCCGCTGCTGCGCATGGCTTTGGCGCGTATCCGTGCCGAGCACAAAGGCCCGATCCTCACAGGAACCGTTCTGCAGTACGTGGACCATGCCATGGGCAGGCTTTTGCCGGCGGAAGCTTACGCATTGGCACTGTCCAGCTCTGACGACAGTGCCACCATCGTGTGGACGAACGAAATTGCTGATGCCTGGACTGTGGCCGCGCCGCTCCTGCGTGCTGGTGACAAGTTCGGCGCCCGGCAGGCCTTCGTAGAAGCATACGGCCGTATCACCGGCGAGGCCCGCGCCCAGCGCCAGCATCCTGTGGTGCAGGTGAGCTTGGGACATGACCCAGAAGGGCGCACCCGTGCTTTGCAGGAGGCCGTGGCTGCAGGGCGCTTGCCCGGTGGGCTTGAGGCATTGACCGAGGATGTGCGTCACCAGCTGCAACTGCCCGCCCCGCGATCTGCGCTGGCGCTGCCAGCCCCTGAGAACGCACCAACAGGAGCAGAGCGCACCGAGCTACAGCAGTTGTCCAAGCTGCGCGACCACTTCGCCCGCAAGGCCGGCCGCTTCACCCATGCCCAAGTATTGGCCCGTGCAGAACGGATCCGTTTGAATCAGGAAAAGCGCAAGACTGCCGCTGCAGTGCTGGCGTACCAAGCCGGAGGGGTGGCATGAGCAAACCGATGAGGTTGACGGGGCACATGCTGAAGCTGGTTCCGAATGCGCCGGGCTCCAAGTACGGTAATAAGAAGATTGTGGCGGCGGACGGCACCAAGTTCGATAGCCTGGCTGAGCTGAATCGATGGTCCCACCTGCTGATGCTGCAGCGCGGCGGCCACATCAGTGAGCTGCGCCGGCAGGTGGTGTTTGAGATGGTCCCATCGGTCAAGTTTGCTGGCGCTGCGCGCGCCCGGCCCGCCATTCGCTACATCGCTGACTTCGTGTACCTGGAGAACGGCATCGAGGTGATCGAGGATGTGAAGGGAGTGGAGACCCCTGAATTCAAGATCAAGCGCCATCTGATGAAGGCACTGCTGGGCCGGGAAGTACGGGTGGTCAAGTGACGCAGGCATTGAACCCCGCATTCTTTGGCAAGGTCGTGCCGCTGGCTGGCCAGCGCAAGCCGCCGAGCACATCGCGCATCACGCGGCTGGTGTGGCCGACCTATGAGCGCCTGAGCGACGGCCGCTACCTGATCGAGCACTGGATGGAAAACCGCTGCTGCAACCGGGTGCAGGTGGGCAGCAGCATGGTTTGCGTGGTCGACGACTACGGCAGTTTGGTGGCGGTAGAGGACAGGGGGCGTGCATGGTGGTGAAGCGCATCTATCTCGCCGGCCCCATGAGTGGCCTGCCCGAGTTCAACTACCCAGCTTTTCATGCAGCAGCTGCTGTGCTGCGCGCCCAGGGTCACCACGTTGAGAACCCTGCAGAGAACCCGCCGCCTGCCTGTGGAAGCTGGCAGGGCTACATGCGCATGTCCCTGTGCCAGATCGCGGCCAGCGACTGTCTTTACATGCTGCCTGGCTGGCGCGCATCCCGTGGCGCCCGCATCGAGCATGGGCTGGCGCTGGATTTGGGTCTGGAGGTGCAGGACTTTGGGGAGCGCGCTGGATGCTGAATCGACTGAACGACAAAGAACGCGCTCACTTGGCTGCGGTCAAGGAGCTGCCCTGTAGCGTCTGCGACCAGTCCGGGCCCAGTGAGGCTCACCACATCGAGCAGCGCCAGCAATACACGGTCGTTGCCTTGTGCGAGAGCTGCCACCGCGGCCCGTTGATGGGGCTGCACGGCCAGCGCCGCATGTGGGCAATCAAAAAGATGAGCGAACTAGACGCGCTGAACGTGACTGTGCGGCGCCTGATGGGAAATTGAGAAAGAGGACACGATGAGTAGCGACCCCACCAAACCAACCTTAATTGAACGCATGACCAGCGCCAGCAACAGCTCCGACCTCTCCGTAAGCCTTGATTTTCGAGGTGATGCCGATTTCCTGATTGCCTCTGGCATGCAGCCCGCCAAGCTGGGGCGGCTGGTGTACCAGCTCATGGCTGAGTGGGACTCTCGCCTCAAGCCGCGCATGCTGACTGCGGCTGACATTGAGCGCGTTGCGGAAGGCATGCCCCGCTTGGCCAAGAAGACCAAGGACAAGCGCGGCGAGCGGGTGACGGAGGTGCTGGACATTGCGGGTGCCCAGGCGGCAGCGGCCCAATGGCAGGCGCAGACGCGGCGCGAGATCCTGGCAAAGCTGCCCAGCTTCATCAAGCTGACAGACCAGCATGCTGGCTTCACTCCATGGGTTCTTGCGCAGGGCATAGAGGAAGGGCTGGCCAAGTTGTCGGATGTGCTGCTCTGGTGGTGCGATCGCCGTTGCCATGAGTGCGGCGGCACGAACCTTGCCCGAGGGAAGACCTGCAAGGCGTGCCACGGCTTCGGTACCCGCGATGTGCCTCATGGAGCCGACGGGCTGAAGATCTCGGAGCACATCGCTCGGCACGTAGATCGATCCCGCCAGCTCACAAAAAGCAACCTGCGGTGCATGAAGCGATACAAGGAGTTTGCCGCTGGCCAAAAGTTGGCCTAGAATGCGCAGGAATAGCGCAGGCGCAATTAAACCGCCTTGCCATCATCGCTAAACGGTCTTGAGGCGTGGAGCCTTATGACTTTAGGTAATTGATGGATAGTCGCGTCCAAAATTTCCAAAGCCTCAGCCTAATCGCTGGGGCTTTTTGCAATCTGCATTGGTCAATTGATCAGCGCATGACATTCCTTGGCACAAGCGTGGCAATCAATTGCGCACCTCCTGGTATGTTCGCGAAGGTGCTGCTCACATTCGTTGGCACATGCTAGGCAGATCTCGCCGCACAGCTTGCAAAAGTGCTTGGCCATCTCACTGTTGCGAGCCATAGCGCCTGAAGCAAGTGCGCATACGGCCGCGCAATCTATGTTCATTGCAATGCAACCAGCCATGGGACTCACGTCCTGCTCTTTAAGGCACTCGGCAATACAAGCATTACATGCAGTGATGCAGGCGTTACAAGCATCGATGCACCCTAAGTATTGATAGGTTGAGTTCATTGACTTCTCCTGAGTGGGTGTGAAAGCTCACTATCAATTGGGTGCTTGCTAGCAGTGTGTTGGTGTAGGTGGATGTGCCAACATTCCGTCCAAGACGATTTGTGTTCCCTATCGCTGTGCCGCGGGCACTTTTTTGATCGCCTCGGCGGCTTTTTATTCACGGTTCGCTACCACCTAGCACTCCCGACGATCACGCACATTGCAGTAGGGGCGGATCACTCGGTGGCGGCACCTATGTCTGTGACAAAAACAGAAAGGGCCTACTAGGTAGGCCCTTGACTCACTGAAACTTGCCGATAGACGAGGGTGTAAATGAACTTCAGTTGTGATCTCTCTCTGGATGGAGTCTCTGGTGAGTGATTCCATTCTGATCTTCTGGTGCAGGAGGTTGCTAGGTGTTATCCCTTGGGTATTTTGCGGGGATGTGCATCGAAAAGGCGGTGCAGCATCAGGGACGGGTTGGTAATGCCTCAGCGCCCTAACAAGCCTTGTCGCCATCGAGGCTGCAATACCCTGTCGCGCTCGTCCTCGGGTTTTTGCGATGAGCACCAGTCCGAAGCCAGTGGCTGGAATCATCCGGGGCGAGGCTCGGCCAAGTCGCGTGGCTATGACTATGCGTGGCAGAAGATTCGAGAGTGGGTCATGCAACGCGATGCGTGCTTGTGCCAGCCATGCCTCAAGCTCGGTGCGGTGTCGGGCGCGCAAGAGGTCGATCACATTGTCCCGAAGGCCCAGGCAAAGCGGTTGGGCTGGACCCGAGAGCAAATGGACGCACGAGAAAACCTGCAGGCGATCTGCAGGGCTTGCCACGCCGTCAAAACGGCGCGGGAGTCGAGAGGTCTGTTCACCTCACTCTTGGCCTGAACGCCTCGCACGCGGACTGCAGAGTCCTGCTTTGGTGGCTCGGGGCGAGGAGGGGGAGGGTCGAAACCAGGGCGATCCCGCCCTCTAGACCGACCGGTTCGTCGAATTTTTACGCCCGCGAAATATGAAATTTAACTGGAGGCCCGATGGCAGGTGCTGCTGGGCGTTCTGGCCGTCGCCCCAAACCTACGGCAAAGAAGCTGCTAGCTGGTAATCCAGGCAAGCGTGCTCTCAATCAAGCTGAACCGGACTTTGAGCTGGTTCTGAATATCGATTGCCCCGACTGGATGGGAGACAACGGCCGGATGCTCTGGGAAGCAGTGGCGCCTCAGTTGTGCAAAGAGCGCATTTTGGCGGCGACAGATATTCAGAACCTCGAGGTGTACTGCTCCGCTTATGACCAGTTTCGGATGGCCCAGGCGGATATCGCCCAGAACGGAGTGACGGTCTCTGGAGCCATGGGCGGCGTGATCAAGAACCCCGCCGCGACAGCCCTCAAAGAGGCGGCGGCCATGATGGCCAGTTATGGCGGGATGCTGGGGCTGGACCCGTCCAGTCGCCAGCGAATGATGGGGACAGGCAAGAAGAAGCAGAGCGACAACCCGTTTGCAGGGGTCATCAATGGCTAAATATCCGGCGGTGGATGCAGTCAATAAGTTCGCCAAGGCCGTAATTGCAGGAAAGGTTCCTGCATGTCGGTATGTCCGGCAGGCCTGCCAGCGTCACTTGGATGATCTGCTGGCCAGCAAAAGCAAGACCTACCCCTACGAGTTCGATGCGAAGGAGGCACAGAAGAAGATCGCTCTGATTGAGCTACTGCCGCACACCAAGGGCGAATGGGGCTTCAAGCGCCAGTTGATCACCCTTGAGCCGTGGCAGAAGTTCGGTCTGGCTTGCACCTTTGGATGGAAGCGCAAGAAGGATGGTCTTCGCCGCTTTCGTGAAAGCTACTGGGAGGTCAATCGCAAGAACGGCAAGAGCGTTATCGCCGCTGGTGTGGGCCTGGCCATGTTCGCGGCTGACAATGAGTTTGGCGCCGAGGTTTACTCCGGCGCCACCACAGAAAAGCAGGCATGGGAGGTGTTTAGGCCGGCGCGACTGATGGCAATGCGATCACCCATGTTGCTGGAGGCTGCGGGCATCGAGGTCAATGCCTCCAACCTGAACAAGCCAGGCGACGGCAGTCGCTTTGAGCCCATCATTGGCAACCCCGGTGACGGTGCCAGTCCATCATGCTCCATCGTGGACGAGTACCACGAGCACGATAGTGATGCGCTCTACACCACCATGCTCACGGGCATGGGCGCGCGCAAACAGCCTCTGATGTTCATCATCACCACGGCTGGCTACAACATCGAAGGCCCGTGCTATGACAAGCGTCGCGAAGTGGTGGAGATGCTCGACGGCACCGTTCCCAACGACGAGCTGTTTGGCTGGATCTGGACCGTTGACCCTGAGGATGACTGGAAAGATCCAAAGGTGCTGGCCAAGGCCAACCCCAATATCGGCGTGTCGGTCTATCAGGAGTACTTGGAGAGCCAGCAGCGAAGAGCCATCCAGCAGGCGCGCTTCACCAACACCTTCAAAACCAAGCACCTGGGTCTCTGGGTAACGGCCAAAGCCGGCTACTTCAACATGACCCAGTGGGAGGCGTGTGAGGACGAAACGCTGAATCTGGCTGATTTCGAAGGCCAGTCAGTGGTGTTGTCGTTCGACCTGGCTCGCAAGTTGGACATGAACAGCATGGCCCGCCTGTTCTGGCGCGACATTGACGGAAGACGGCACTACTACAGCATCGCTCCACGGTTCTGGGTGCCAGAGGATACGGTCAACAACAGTGACAACCGGCGGATGGCCGAGCGCTTGCAGAAGTGGGTCAACACCGGTCATCTGCTGACCACCGACGGTGCCGAGATTGACTACCGCGAGATTCTGGAAGAAGCCAAGGATGCTGCAAGGCTCAATCCTGTCGAAGCTTCGCCCATGGATCCGCACGGCGCCACCAACTTGGCACATCAGCTTGATGACGAAGGCTTGCTTCCGATCACCATCGTGCAGAACTACACCAACATGAGCGATCCGATGAAGGAACTGGAGGCAGCCATCATGTCCGGTCGCTTTCATCACGACGGCAACCCGCTCATGACCTGGTGCATGGGCAATGTGATCGGAAAGCACTTGGTCGGCAACGACGATATCGTGCGCCCAATCAAGCAGGGCAACGACAACAAGATCGACGGAGCTGTAGCACTGATCATGGCGATCGGCCGAGCAATGCCTGGCAAGCAGGCCGAGCAAGAGGTCAGCATCTATGACAGTGGGGTTGGCATCTAGCCACCCAGCCAGCCTGACCCGCTGGCTGTACTTATTCAGAGAGCTGCACAGCAGCCAATCAGCAGACCGCCCTTGAGGCGGCTTTTTTTGTGCACCGCGAAAGGACAACCGTGAATCCATTGACCATATCCAGAATCGTCGTTCGCCAAGATATAAGCGGTCGATATTGTCTTAACGATCTGCACCGTGCCGCGGTGGCTCGAGGAAAGGCAACTAGAAGCCAGCGGCCAGGTTCGTTTATGAAGCGACCCGAGACTGTGGCTTTGATCGCTGCGATGAAAAAGCGATGCACTGCCCAGTGCATCGAACCTGTATTGACTGTTAGAGGCGGCTCGCAAGCGGGGCAGGGGACATTCGTATCTAAGACGCTGGTCATCGCATATGCCATGTGGATTGACGCTGATTTCCATCTCGACGTTATCGAGGCATTCGACTCCATGCATACCGCCAGCCTTGGCTTGTGGCAGCAACTGCAAACCGCAATTGCTCAAGAGGTCGAGTCCAAGGTGCGTGCGTCGTTCGGTTCGCACTTGATGAATGAACGCAAGAAGGAAAAGCAGCCACTGCTGAATCGCATCTTCCAGTTGGAGTCTGAGATTCAGCCTTCACTGCCGCTTCACTGATTTACCACTGTCCTTTCGTGGTTGCCACCTTCGGGTGGCTTTTTTGTTCCCTCCGCCTGAGCTTGCTCCTCGGTGGCTTTTCCATCTCCGCCATGAAAAATCTCCTCAACCTCATCACGCGCGAGCTCGTGGGCCTGGCCTTCATGGTGGTGGGCTTTGTCTGTTTGATGGCCGGCATTGCCGCGCACTTCTCTCTGGCAGTCGCTGCCATGGTGGGCGGTTGCCTGCTGTTGGTTGCAGGCGTTGCCATTGATCGGATGAGCTGATGCTGTTCAACAAACGAGAAACCGCCGAGCAGGCCGGCACCCGCGTTGGCTGGCTGTCATCCATGATTGGTGGTGCCAAGCAATCGGCTGCCGGCCAGCTGGTTACGCCGCAGACTGCCCTGGCCCTGCCGGTGCTGCAGAACTGCGTGTCGCTGCTGGCAGAGTCGGTGGCGCAACTACCACTGGAGGTGTTTGAGCGCCTGGAGGACGGCTCCCGCAAGTCTGCCGATGCCCACCCGGCGTATGCGCTGCTCAAGTTCGCTCCCAATGATTGGCAAACGCCATTCGAGTCGCGTGAGTATGCGCAAACGGCTCTGGGGCTGCGCGGCAACGCCTACAGCTTCATTGAGCGCGACGGCCGCGGCAACCCCACGGCGCTGATCCCGCTCAACCCGGGCGATGTTCAGGTGTTCAAGGGCCCGGACCTCAAGCCGTATTACTCGATTGATGGCAAGGAGCCTGTGCCGGCGCGCTTTGTTCATCACGTGCGCTGGGTATCGCTGGACAAGTACACCGGCCTGTCGCCCATTGCCCTGCATGCCAACAGCATTGGCTATGCGCTGGCGCTGGAGGAGTACGGCGGCAAGTCCTTTCTGCATGGCACGGCGCTGTCTGGGGTACTGGAGCGTCCTAAGGAAGCTGCAGCCATCAAGGAGCAAAGCGCCATTGATGCGCTGACCAACAACTGGCAGGCCAAGTTCGGTGGCGCGCCCAATGCGGGCAAGGTGGCCCTGCTGCAAGAGGGCATGACCTTCAAAGCCCTGTCCATGAACAACGTGGACGCGGAGCTGATCGGTGCGCTGAAGCTGGCCGCGGTGGATATCACCCGCATCTACAAGATGCCGCCACCCATGGTCGGGATGATGGAGGCCGCCACGTACAACAACGTGGAAAACCTCCAGATCCAGTTCGTGATCTACACCCTGATGCCATGGCTTCGCCGCCATGAGCAGGCGCTGCAGCGCGATTTGCTGCTGCCCTCCGAGCGAAGCCGCTACTACATCGAGTTCAACATCGGCGGCCTGCTGCGCGGTAACCAGGAAGCGCGCTTCAAGGCTTATGCAGTGGCCCGCCAGTGGGGTTGGCTGTCGGTCAACGACATCCGCCGCCTGGAAAACCTGCCGCCGGTCACCGGCGGCGATGTGTACCTGCAGCCCCTGAATATGGTCGGGGCCGGCACGCAGATGCCCGAAAAACTCACTGATGCATCGGACGAGCAAGTCCGCGATATCCAGAAGGCTCTGACATGAAAAACTTTCCTCGCATCGCCAGCATGATCTTCAACACTCCGCAGATGGTGCGTGAAGACTGGCTGGACATGGCTGTGAACTGGGCCAACCAGGCGATGAACCTGAACATCGTCAACCTCAACCCCGGCGGTCAGATCATGGCCATGGAGGATGACGAGCCAGTCAATGCCATTTCGCCTGCAGAGCGCCGCCTCAACGCCGCCCGAGAGAGCGGTGTCTACGTCCTGCCCATTCATGGCGCCCTGGTCTCGCGCTCCGCGCACATGGACATGTGCACCACCATGACCAGCTACGAAGGCATTCGCACCCAGCTGCAGGCCGCGCTGACTGATGATGCGGTGGAGCATGTCGCGCTGGATGTGGACAGCCCCGGCGGCTCGGCCACCGGCATGACCGACCTGGCAGAAGAGATCTTTGCAGCTCGCTCCATCAAGCCCATCACGGCCATCGTCAACTTCTCCTGCTACTCGGCGGCCTATGGTCTGGCCAGCGCGGCCAACGAGATCGTGCTCAGCAACTCCTCGGGTGTGGGCTCCATCGGCGTCATCGCGCGCCATGTTGACATGAGCAAGCGCTATGAAGAGCAGGGCATCAAAGTCACCACCATCTTTGCCGGCGCTCGCAAGGCAGATCTGGCCAGCGATGCCCCATTGAGTACCGAAGCCGCGCAGTGGCTGAGCGAGCTGGTGCAGCAGAACTATGCCGAGTTCACAGAGCTGGTGGCGCGTAACCGGGGCCTGACCGTGGGAGCAGTGCGTGGTACCGAAGCGGGGGTGTACTTTGGAGCCAAGGGCATCGAGATGGGATTGGCTGACCGTATCGAACCACCGCAAGCGGCCATCAACCGCATTGCAGCCAGCGTGCACTCCAACCGCAAGCCTCAGCCTGTTCGAAGTTTTAGCGCACGTGCTGCCGCTATGAACTGCCAGACGCAGTCCTAAATCCCGGAATATGCCTCACAGGCGGCTGCACGTCGTAGTCGTTTCCTCATTTTTTACTGCCTTGACAGTTTTATTCGCGCCCGCCGTGGGCATCACTGAACCCGCCTTGAGCGGGTTTTTCTATTGAAAGAGACGTTATGTCCAAAATCCATGAAATCCGTAGCGAGCGCGCCCAGATCAACGACCGCGTTCAAGCCCTTGCCAAGCTGGAGGCCGAAAACGGCTCTCTGACAGTCGAGGAACAGGCCGAATTTGGCCAACTGACTGCGCAATTCGAGGCCTTGAGCGCGCAGATCGAGCGCCTGGAAGCGGCCGAGCGCATGGCCGCCGCCGCCGCAGTGCCTGTGTCCCAGGCGGCTCCCACTGCTAATCGTGCACAGGCTCCTCCTACCGTGCCAGCACAGGCCCGCACGCCTGACGCGCCTGGCACCGGCATGGCGCAGATGGTAGTCGCGCTGGCCGCCGCACAGGGTAACCGCCAGGCCGCAGCGCAGTTGGCCATCGAGCGCGGCTACGGCGAGCACATCGCTGCTTCGCTGAATACGCTGACCTCGGCCGCCGGCGGTGTGCTGGTGCCCACCAATCTCTCGAGCGAGGTGATTGAGCTGCTGCGCCCCAAGTCCACGGTGCGCAAGCTAGGCGCGCGCCCCTTGCCCCTGAATAACGGCAATATGACCATCCCGCGTCTCAAGGGTGGTGCCGTGGTGGGCTATATCGGCTCTGATTCTGACGTGCCGGCAACCCAGGGCGAGTTCGACGATCTGAAGCTGTCGGGCAAGAAGCTGGCGGCCCTGGTGCCCATCAGCAATGACCTGTTGGCCAACTCTTCGGTCAACCCGAATGTGGACGCCATCGTGGTGGGCGACCTGACCAGCGCGCTGGCGGCCCGTGAAGACAAGGCCTTTCTGCGCGACGACGGCACATCCAACACGCCAAAGGGCCTGCGCCACTGGGCCTTGCCCGCCAATGTGTTTGCACCGACCTCGGCCACGCCGACACTGGCAGAGGTTGACTCCGACCTGAACAAAGCGCTGTTCCGCCTGGAAAACGCCAATGCCAATATGACCAGCGTCGGGTGGGTCATGAACCCCCGCACCTTCCGCTTCCTGGCTTCTATCCGTGATGGCAACGGCAACAAGGTCTACCCGGAGCTGGACAACGGCTTCCTCAAGGGATATGCCGTGGCGTTCACCACGCAGATTCCGGCCAACCTGACCGTCGGTGCGGATTCCAACGGCTCGGAGCTGTACCTGGCCGACTTCGGTGATTGCTTCATCGGTGAAGACGAAGGTCTGGTGATCGACTACTCCAAGGAGGCCACCTACAAGGACGGCCAGGGCAATGTGATTTCCGCCTTCCAGCGCGACCAGACCCTGATCCGCGTGATCGCCAAGCACGACTTTGGTCCCCGCCACGTCGAATCCATCGTGGTGCTCAAGGATGTGCAGTGGGGCTCCAGCTTCGGCTAAGCCCGCCTTGTGTTGACCTGCTCTGGCCGCCGGCCGGAGCGTTCAAGGAGTGAGTCATGGAAAAAGTAGTCGTGCTATTCACCAAGCCCTTCGGGGCTTACGCCAAGGGCGACCGCGCTGGCTTTGATGCGGACGCGGCCAAGCATCTTAAGGATCTGGGTGTGGCCACGTCTGATGCCGAGCCTGATGCAGACGAAGTTGAGCAAGAGCTGGATGGTGTCCAACCTGCCCAAGTTGGCGCTGCTGAAGAAAAATTGCAGGAGCTGGCACCCGAGCAGCCTCCTGCGGAGGACGCGCAGCAAGCGCCCCAAGCCTCCGAGTCGCAGTCCAAGCCAGCAGGCAAAGCGACCAAGAGCGCCAAGGCATGATTGCCCAGTACCTTGGCGATGAGCCTTTGACACTTGCCGAGGTGAAGCTGCAATGCCGAGTGGATGGTGACGATGAGGATGCCTACTTTGAAGGTGTCCTTATCCCGGCCGCACGCGCGCTGGCCGAGGAGGTCAGTGGCTCGGCCATCCGCAAGGTGCGCTATATCGAGCAGGCCAGTGACGCAGGCCATTCGGTGCTTGCCCGCGGCGGCGTGATCGAGGTTGAGAGTGTCACTGTCAGCGGTGACGCTGTGCCTTTTGTCGTTGTGCAGAGTGGCCGGCGCACCTTGGTTCAAGCAGCTGGGTTTGCAGGTAGGGTGGCGCAAATCACATACACAGCGGGTGTCGACATCGCGGTGCACGCGGGCGTGCGCGCGTGGATGCTGCTAGTTGTCGCCTGGCTCTATGCCAATCGTGAGCTGATGGGGCAGCGCGAAGGGGCGAAGGCTCCTCCTCACATCAGCGCCGCTCTTTTGTCCAGCATCAACGTGCAACCGGGGTTTTGACCATGGACGCAGGAAGTCTTCGAGACCGCATCCACATCCAGCGCCGCTTGACTGGTGGCGGGCTTGGCCAGCTATCGAACAATTGGGAAGAGGTTGCAACGGCCTGGGCAAACATTCGCTTTTCCTCGGGCAGCGAAACCGTGCGTGCAGGGCAGGTGGCCAGCAAAGCTCAAACCAGTATCCGAATTCGATGGCGCACTGACATCAAGGCTGACATGCGTGTTGTTTGTGCAGGCGTGGAATACAGCATCAAGGCCGTTTTGCCAGAGCGGCAGCGCCGCGAGTATGTGGACCTGGTGTGTGAGGTGACCAATGGCTAGGGGGGCAAGCTCCCTGATTGCCGCAGTCGATCTTTCAGGCCTCGAATCGCTCTTTGATGATCTGGGAGATGCAGCCGAAGAGGCGGCGCGGCCTGCGGCACAGGCTGCCGCCCAGGTGTTCTACGACACAGCCAAGATCAACGTTGCCAGAATCAAGAAGCTCTCGGGGAACCTGGGCAAGGCTATTTATCAGGCCTTCTCACCTGAGAACAGCGGTCAGGGCGTTGCTGAATATCACATCAGCTGGAATGCCAAGACCGCGCCGCACGGCCATCTGCTGGAGAACGGATTTTGGCAGCGCTACCAGGTGGTAATGACCCGAAAGGGTTGGGTGACCCTGGCGCGGCCGGAGAGCGCTGGCAAGAAAAAGCCGCGGCGCCGGGCCAGCCAGGCGGAGAAGGATGCCTATTACCTTCCCCGTCCGGGTGGGCCGGTCTACATACCGGGCAAGGCCTTCATGCGCGGCTCGCTGCGCGCGGAGCCGGCTGCTGTGATGGCCTCGGCTGATGTGCTTTGGCAAGCCTTGGAAAGGGTGAAGTGATGGACGAAGCACTGCATGCAGCCATTGCGGCCGTGATACCGAGCTGCTACGGCACTGTGGCCCCGGCCAATCCGCAAACGCCTTATGTGATCTGGCAGCGCTTTGGTGGCAATACCAGCGAATACCTGGACAACGAGGATTCTCAGGTGGACGCCGCCGATGTGCAGATCCGGATTTTCAGCCAAGATGTTCTGGAGCCGAAGCGGCTGATGCCGCAACTGGTGAGCGCGCTCCGTCAGCACCCAGAACTGATCATTCGGCCAGTCGGAGGTTTCCGCGATGACTTCGACCACGATATGAATCTGTTTTCGGCAGACCAGGACGTCAGCGTCAGCTACTGATTTCACTGCCCGCAAGGGCCATCACCCGCCACGGGAAGCCTGGCGGGTTTTTCTTTGCCTGAAAGGGGCACAACCATGCGCAAAGTTCCTCTGCCCGATGGGGCAAAACTCAGTCTGTACACCGCCGCTCTTACCGCCTTGGCCGCTGGTGCAATGTCCAATGCTGCACATGCGGTGGTAATAGTGGCCAATACTTTGCAGGCTAAGGCTGTAGTCGTCATCACCAGCGAGGACTACCCTGAGCTGGAGGGCCGCGTTGCCTGCGTCAAGGCCGCGACGCCCGACAGCGTGACTCTGGATGGTGTTGATACCAGTGATCTCACAAAATTTCCGATGGGTGGAGAGGTATCGCTGATCCCTCTGGTTGCCAACGAATGGCAGCGCTTGCCTTACGTGCCCAGTTTCGCGCTGAGCGGTGGTGAGCTCAAGACTGGCAGCAGCAGCTATCTGGATGTTGAAGACGAGCAGGAATTTAGCCAGGGCCGCTCGGCGCGACGCCTGGAATACACCATCAGCTGGAAGCAAGATGGAGTGGCTCGCGCCGCTCTGCAGGCATGTAACGGTTTGGATTCAGTGCACCGTCTGCAGTTCAAGGACGGCTCCGCCAGTTACTACGTGGGCGAGCTGGCCTACGACGATGTGCCCAGCACAGAAAAGGGCAACGAGCAGACCACCAAGTCCACGGTGCTGCTGCGTGGCGCTCCGACCACTCTGGCTAAGGCTGCTTGATCATGAGCGAGCAGATTGCACGCCAGATCGTGCTGGGCCAGCGGCCCAAGGGCATCGACCATTCCCTCAAGGTCGCCATGCCGGATGGCACCGAGGGTCTGCTGCCCGTGACCTTCCGATACCGCGATCGCGTGGAGTTCGGTGCATTCCTCGACGGCATCTTTGCTGTAGAGCCTCCGGCGTTTGATCCCGCTGCAGGTCAGCCCTCTACGCAGCAGCAGCGAGGCGTAGTGCAGATCAACGGGCAGTACATCCATGGGTGCTTACTTGAATGGGGGCTGGATGCACCGTTCACCCTGGACAACTGCATCCAGCTGGCAAGCGAACTGCCAGCAGCGACCCAGGCCGTGATGAACACCTACAAGCAGTTGTGCATGGAGGGCCGCTTGGGAAACTGATTGCGGCAGCGCGTGCGCGATACATGCAGCTCCCGGATGCCCAGTACCTCAAGGAATGGGGACTGCCGGTGAGCCAGTACGCCGACATGTTCAGTGTCCAGGTCTGGCCCGAAAACTGGACTGCCTGGTGCCTGTTCGATGCCCTGCAGACGCAGTGGCGCGTCGGCGCCGGGGGTGTGGTGGGGCTGGACTACGGCGTGCTGGCCGATGAACTTCGAGCCCGCGAAATCCCCCATGAAGACCACGATCGGCTGCGGGCCGAGGTGCGCGTCATGGAGGCTGCCGCACTTCAAGAAATCTATGCTGAGGCTGAAAAATGAGCGATACCGACCGCCGTAAAGTCCAGATTGAGGCCTCGCTGGATGCCACTGGTGTGCGCGAGGGGGCGGATGACGCTCTCAAAGCCGTCAAGGGCATGGCCAACGGGATGGAAAGCGAGGGCCAGCGCGGGGCGAGGGGTATGAAGCTGCCGGAGGAGCAGTCGAAGCAGACCGCTGCTGCAATGTCCCGCGCCGAAAAGAGCATGGTCGGCAGCATCCAGCGCGCCACTGCCGCCATGCAGTCTGGGGGCAAAGCTGGAGCCGATTACTACGACATGCTGGCAAAGCAGCGTGGAATCTCTGGTGACGTCCTCAAGCCATATATCGACCAACTGCGCCAGGCGGAGGCAGCGCAAAAGCGCCTGAGCCAGTCCGGTCAATATGTCATGAGTGACCGCGCTCACTCTGCTGCGATGCGTGGTGTTCCTGCGCAGTTCCAAGACATCATCGTGTCGCTGCAGGGCGGGCAGAACGCCATGACGGTATTCCTGCAGCAGGGCTCTCAGCTGATGTCCATGTTTGGTGGGGCGGGTGAGGCCGCCAAGGCACTGGGCGGTTATGTGCTGGGGATGGTGAACCCGTTCACGCTTGCGGCCGCAGCAGCTGGCGTACTGGCGTACGGCCTGTACTCAGGCGCCAAAGAAGCCCATGCATTCCTGGTCGTGCTGCAAAAGACTGGCAACCAGGCCGGTACCAGCGTCCAGCAACTGGTAGACATGTCGGCCGCCATGGATAACGTGGCAGGTATTACCCAGGCCAAAGCGGCCGAGGCCCTGGTCACATTTGCAGCGAATGCTGGCGTTGGTGCTGAACGCCTGCAGCGCTACACCACGACAGCGATTGAGTGGGAGCGTGCCACCGGGCAATCCGTGGAGGAGGTGGCCAAGGACTTCAAGAAGTTGGGCGAAGACCCCGTCAAGGCGGTGCTTGAGCTGAACAAGCAAATGGACTTCCTGACGTCGGCAACCTTTGAGCAGATCAAGTCGTTGCAGGAAGTGGGGCGTGAGACGGATGCAGCCCGCGTGGCCCAGGACGCCTACGATTCGGCCATTGCCGGCGCTACCAGCACGATCACCGCCAATTTGGGCCTGGTGGAGAAGGGATGGATTGCCATTCGGAATGTGGGCGCCGAAGTGATCGACATGATCAAGTCGCTCGGCCGCCAGGAGGGCATGCATGCTGTGGTGGAGCGGCTGCAGAAGGAGGTCAATGACTACCAGGAGCGAGGCCCGACCAACTCTGTGACCGAGAGCACAGGCAGCTATGCCAAGGGCCTCAAGACCCGTCAGAAAAGGCTCGACAAGGCGCGCGAGATGTTGGGTCTCTCCGAGTCGGCCAACACTTATGTGCAAGGTTCTCGTGAACGTGAGCAGGCACTTATCAATCTGAGCGCAGAAGCCAGCAAGCACTATGACAAGCAGACGCAGAAGCGCCTTGAGTTGGCTGCCGCTGAGAAGAAATACGGAGAGGCAGTAAAGACCAGCGCAGAGGCTCAGAAGCAGTATGACTTGCTCGTTGCCGGCATCAATAAGAAGTATGAGGAGAAGGAGAAGAAGGGTGGCAGCACAGCGCCTGCTTCCCGTCGCCTTGACCTTTCAGAGATCCAGCAGCAAATGCGTGATGAGCTGGCGACCATTGACCAGCAGCAGCGCGCTGTGGAGTTACGCCGGCAGGCCGGATTGATTAGCGAGCAGGATTTCTACAGCCGCAAGCGCGAGCTGATTGTTCAAGCCAATGGGACAGAGCAAAAGGCCCTGCAGGCTCAGATTGATCGGTTGGAGCAGGAGAAAGTAAAGGGGAAGGAGGCCTTAGAGGTCCGCAAGCAATTGGTTGATGTGAGGGGGCGCCTCAGCGTCAAGGTGATGGAGGGCGAAAACAAGTTGGCCGCAGTCGATCAGGATGCTTCCATGGCGATGGAGCGCCAGAAGGCCGCGCTTGAATCGCTGACAAAGACCCATCAGCGCTACATCGAGCAACTCGATAAGGAGCAAGAGCGCACCATCGCTGGAGCTTGGATGGGGGATAAAGAGCGCGGGCGCGCACAGGGTAAATGGCAGATCGAGGACCAGTATCTGGCAGAACAGCGCCGACTCGAAGATCGGCAAATGTTTACCCCTGGTCTAAGTGTTGAGCAGCGACAACAGATTGAGCGCCGACTACAGGAACTCCAGGTCGAGAAGGAGCGGGAGATCCAGGTGTATGACCAAACCTATCAGCAGTTGGACCTGCTGCAGGAGCGGTGGCAACTGGGTGCGAGTGTCGCCTGGCAAAACTTCGCGGACATCGCTGCGAATACAGCGCGCCAAACCGCAGATGTATGGACTACTGCGCTGAACGGTGTTGCCGAAAACTTGGCGAACCTGGTGGTGAATGGGAAGGCGTCACTTGGCGACCTGCTCCGGACGCTGGCAATGATGGAGGCACGCACCGCCTTCAGCAAGGGCATCGTGTCGTTGGGTGGGGCGGTGCGCAGCGTGCTTGGCTTCGATGACGGTGGCTATACCGGCGATGGTGGAAAGCTGGAGCCGGCGGGCATCGTCCACAAGGGCGAGTTCGTGATCAATGCCGAGAACACCAAGCGCCTCGGCCTAAGCATGCTCAACCGCCTCAATGGAAAACCCCAGGGCTATTCAGACGGAGGCCTGGTGGGAGGGCAAGCCTTTGGTGCTGGCGCAGGTCTGGTGGGTTCCTCTGCGGGGACTGTGATCATCGACGTGGATGTCAATGTCCAGTCTTCTGGACAGGCCCAGGTGTCGGCCACAGCTGCAGGTAATTCGGAATCCTCCATGGCGCAGCTGGGCAAGATCGTCGGCAATGCCGTGCGCGAGCGCATTGCTCAGGAAATGCGACCAGGGGGCCTGCTTTGGTCGCAGCGAAATGGGAGGGCCTAAATGCCTGAGATCTTTGGATGGCGGCCGTTGTCTGAGCCGAAAGGGACGGTATCGCATCGGACTTTGCGAGCGCAATTTGGTGATGGATACGCTCAGGTAGCGGGGGATGGCATCAACCCCCGTAAACAGTCGTGGCCGTTGGAGTTTCGCGGTCGTGCTGGGCAGATCAAGCCGATCAGAGATTTTCTCGATCGACATGCGGGTGCGCGGTCTTTTACCTGGACACCTCCCCTTGGAGATCCTGGTCACTACCTGGCTGGCGACTATCAGATAACCCCTCATGGGGGTAGAGGGCCACTCAAGAGCTACACGCTGTCGGTGACTTTTACCGAGTTCAACCAGCCATAGCGGCAATTGTTATCCGCCACCAGCCCGCCTTGTGCGGGCTTTGTCGTTTCTGGACTTCACATGATTACAGCTGACATTCAAGGCCTTACCCCAGGCGACCGGGTCTACCTGTTCGAGCTGGACGCCACACAGATTGGCGGCGAGCATCTGCGCTTCCATGGCTACCCCCAGGCCGGCCCCATCTGGTGGCAGGGCAACGAGTACGGCCCCTGGGCCATCGAGGCCGAAGGCTTTGCGCGTACTGGGGTTGGTACCCAACCGGCACCGACCTTGCGCGTTGGCAACATTGGCCAGGACGAGCAGGGCAACCCGCTGCCGGGCGTCATCTCGGCGCTGTGCCTGGCGCTGGGCGACCTGGTGGGCGCGCGCGTCATCCGGCGCAGCACCCTGAGTAAGTACCTGGACGCAGCCAACTTTCCAGGCGGCAACCCGACAGCCGACCCGCTCGAGGAGCTGCCTCCGGAGATCTGGCTGATTGAAGCCAAAACGGCAGAGGACAAGGAAACCGTCGAATTCGAGTTGCGCTCGGCTCTCGACTTTGACGGCGAGCAACTGCCAGCACGCCAGATCCAGGCCAGCATCTGCGGCTGGCTTTCCATTGGTGGCTACCGAGGCCCGTACTGCGCTTACACCGGCTCGGCCATGTTTGACCGTGACGGCAATCCTGTCGCAGATCCCACGCAGGACAAATGCGGTGGCCGTGTGAGCGACTGCAAAAGGCGCTTTGGCGAGTGGCAGCCCATCAATTTCGGCGCCTTTCCTGGCGCCGATGCACTGCGGGGGTATTGACCATGCTGCACAAGAAAACCATGTCGGCCATCCAGGCCCATGCCCTGGCCGAGTACCCGCGCGAGTGCTGCGGTCTGATCGTGGCCATTGGCCGGCGCGAGGAGTACCGGCCATGCACGAACCTCGAAGCCAGTACAGGGCAGTTCCGCATGAGCGCCGAGGCCTGGGCCGAAGCCGAGGATGCCGGTCAGGTGCTGGCCGTGGTGCATAGCCACCCCGACGCCCCGGCAACGCCCAGCGAGGCCGACATGGCCGCATGCGAGGCCTCGGGCGTGCCCTGGCTGATCGTGAGCGTGCGCGAGGGCGCGGTGGACGATGTGTATCAGTTCGCTCCGTGCGGCTGGCGTGCGCCGCTTCTGGGCCGCCAGTTTTTCCATGGCGTCCTGGACTGCTACACGCTGATCCGTGATTGGTACGGCAGGGAGGCTGGCATTGAGTTGCCTGACTTCGAGCGCGCTGACGACTGGTGGAACAACGGCCAGGACTTGTACATGCAGCAATTCGGCCTGGCCGGCTTCGAGCGTATTCCCGAGGGTGACGCCATCCAGGCCGGTGATGTGGTGCTGATGGCGGTGAGCTCGCCGGTGGCCAACCATGCCGGCATCTATCTGGACCAGCGCCATCTAGTCGAGGCGCCCGACCTGCACCCGGTACCGAACGCCATGCTGCATCACCTCTATGGGCGCTTGTCTGAGCGTGTGGTGTACGGCGGTTACTGGCAAGAGATCACGCGCGCCGTGATTCGACACAAGGACTTCAAGGCATGACCTACACCGACGACCAACCGCTGCGCACAGTGCGGCTCTATGGCCGCCTGGGCGCTCAGTACGGGCGCATGCACCGCTTGGCCGTGGCCAGCTGCGCCGAGGCCGTGCAGGCCCTGGCCGTGCTGCTGCCCGGCTTCGAGCGCGAAATGATGACCAGCCAGAGCCGTGGCGTGGGCTATGCCTGCTTTCTGGGAAAGCGCAATCTGTCCGAAGACCGGCTGTGCGATCCCGCCGGCGGCGATGACATTCGCATCGCTCCTGTGGTGCAGGGTGCAAAGCGCGGCGGTCTGTTTCAGGTGGTGCTAGGCGCAGCCCTGTTTTTCGCAGCACCGTACATCGCGCCCGTGGTGGGCAATATGGCCGGCGCTTTGGGCTTTGATGCCATCAATGCACTGGTGGCCACCAGCAGCGCGCTGTCGGGTATGGGTGCTGCAATGATGCTGGGCGGCGTGGCCCAGCTGCTGAGCCCGCAACAACGTGGCCTGAGTGCCAAGGACGGTCCGGAAAACGGCGCTTCCTACAACTTCAATGGGCCGGTGAACACCACCGCCCAGGGCAACCCCGTGCCGCTGCTGTACGGCGAATTGATTATTGGCTCCGCGACTGTCAGCGCGGGCATTTACTCCCAAGACCAACAATGAACGCTTTTGAAGTAGTGCAGCCTCGCCCTGTGCGCGGCGGCTGGTCCCTGCGCGGCTACAAGGGCAAGGGCGGTGGCGGTGGTGCGCGTCAGCCTGTGGAGGCAGCTGACAGCCTGCACAGCACCAGCTACGCCCGCGTGCTTGATCTGCTGAGCGAAGGCGAGATTGCCGGCCTGGTCAATGGCCTGCAGTCCATCTATCTGAACAACACCCCACTGCAGAACGTAGACGGTAGTTTCAACTTTGCGGGCGTGACAGCAGACTTTCGTGCTGGCTTTCAGACGCAAGACCCCATCCCAGGCTTCCCCTCAGCGGAATCTCCTGTGGCCGTGGGCGTGGAGCTCAAGGCGGCTACGCCTTGGGTGCGCTCCATTCTCAATCGCAACCTATCGGCCGTGCGTGTCACGCTGGGCGTGGATGGCCTGTCCAAGGCCAACACCGAAAACGGCGACATCAGCGGCTATACAGTCAACTACGCGATTGACCTGCAGACCGATGGCGGCGCCTGGGTGCAGGTGCTGGCTGCAGCCTTCACCGGTAAGACCACGCAGCAATATCGCCGCACGCATCGTATTGACCTGCCCACGGCCGTGACCAACTGGACGCTGCGCGTTCGCCGCGTCACGCCCAATGCGAACAGCAACACGGTGGCAGATACCACGGTGATCGAGAGCATCACTGAGGTGATCGACGCCAAACTGCGCTACCCCATGTCGGCCCTGGTCGGCCTGCAGGTGGATGCCAGTCAGTTTCGCGGCAGCGTGCCCACACGCGCCTATCACTGCCGTGGCCGGATCATCCGCGTGCCGAGCAACTATGACCCGGTGATGCGCACCTATGCGGGGATCTGGGACGGCACATTCAAGAGCGCCTACAGCAACAACCCGGCATGGGTGTTCTACGACCTGGCCACCAATGACCGCTATGGCCTGGGTAAGCGCATTCCGGCTGGCTGGATCAACAAATGGTCCCTGTACCAGATTGGCGTCTATTGCGACGGCATGGTCTCCAATGGCCGTGGCGGGGTGGAGCCACGTTTTACCTGCAATGCCTATCTGCAGAGCCGAGGTGATGCCACACGCGTGCTGCAGGATCTGTGCAGCATTTTCCGGGGCATGGTGTATTGGGCTGCTGGCGCTGCTGTGCCCGTGGCGGACATGCCGCGCGATCCTGCTGTCACCTACAACCAGGGTGATGTAATCGATGGCCGCTTCTCGTACAGTGGTAGCCGCTTGAAGGACCGCCACACGGTGGCCCTGGTGTCGTACAACGATATGACGGACTTTGGCCGTCAGAAGGTCGTCTACTACCAGGACGATGCAGCCGTGGCCCGCTACGGCATCCGCAAGGTGGAGATCTCCGCCTTTGGCTGCACCAGCGAAGCTCAGGCATTGCGTGTGGGCCAGTGGGCGGTGCTGACCGCCCAGCGCGAGACCCGCTCGGTGTCATTCTCGCTGGGGCTCAAGGGAAATCTGTGCTCGCCTGGCCAGGTCATCGAGATTGCCGATAGTGCATTTGCTGGCCGCCGCATGGGCGGTTTGGTCAAGAGTGCGACGGCTGCCAAGGTAGCGCTGGACGCCCCTGTGACGGCCCAGGCGGGTGACTCCATCACTGTGATGCTGCCCTCGGGGGTGGCTCAGTCTCGCCGCATCGCCTTTCTGGAAATGATTGGCGGCACCCAGCATGTGAGCGTCAATCCCGCGTTTGATGCAGCGCCTGTGGCAGAGAGCAGCTGGGCCATCAGCACTGCCGATGTGGCCACGCAGCTTTTTACCGTGCTGTCGGTCACAGAGGGTACTGGCCCGGGCCTGACGTTCGATGTGTCGGCCATTCAGCACGAGCCCGGCAAGTTTGCCTCCATCGACCAGGGCGCGTTGCTGCCCGAGCGCCCTGTGTCCGTAGTACCTGCCCAGGTGCTGCCAACGCCCATCGGCGTGACCGTGGGAGCGCACAGTGTCACAGCGGCGGATGGCACGGTCAGCACTACTGTCACGGCCTCATGGAGGGCTGTTGCTGGCGCTGCTTTCTATGATGTGGAGTGGTCCCGCTCGCAGTCAGACTGGGTGCGCATGCCGCGCACGGCGCTGACCGCGGTTGACGTCCCGAACGCATATACCGGTGACTACCTGGTGCGCGTGCGTGCGATTTCCGCCATCGACACCGTGAGCGCTTGGGGCTACAGCGCCGCCACGCCCGTGGCCGCGAAGGCCTCGCCGCCTCGCAACTACGACACCTTCATGGTGTCTGAGGCGGACAGCGGAATGCGACAGTACAGCTTCGCTTACACCACGCAAAGACCGCCTGCCGATCTTGCTGGCGCCGAGATCCGCTACATCCTCGGCTCGCCCGTCAACATTGACTGGCAGCAGATGCGCCCGCTGGACGATGGCGGCTACTACACCAATAGTTTCGAGAGCACCAAGCCCGAAGCCGGCCTGTGGACATTTGCGCTGCGTGCCCGCAGCCGCTCCGGGGTGCTTTCTGAGGGCATGCTCATCTGGCGTGGCCAACTGTTGCACAACGTGGCCGATGTAGCTCCCGACCTGACGCCACCGCCCACGCCCACCGGCTTTGCTGCAATGGCTGCCTTGACCGCAGCCACTCTGCAGACAGATCTGCCCAGCTATGAAATGGGCCACGGGCACGCCACCACGAATTTCTATGTGGCGGAAGTCACAACGGCCACGCCCAACCCCGCATTTGGCGCTGCCCGCCTGGCGGTGGCCAGCCCTGAGCATGTGGCAACGGCCGCAGTCGAGCTGGGCAAGACCTATCGCTTTTGGGCGAAGTGGAAAACCCTGGACGGCGTGGAGTCCGAGCAGCCTTCTGCGCCGGTCACTCTGACTGTTGGTAAGGTGGGCAATAGCGACCTGGGCGATTTGATTGTCGAGGCTGGCAATCTGGCGGATGGAGCAGTCAACGCTTCCAAGCTGGCCGAGAAGGCTGTGGACGCTACCAAGTTCGCCAGTGGCATCGAGCCGGTGGGCATTGTGTCGGGTGGTTCGCTGCCCACGGTCAAGACCACCAGCACCGTGGTGTTTGGCGGCAAGCTCTATCGCTGGAACGGTACCGCATACACAGCGGCCGTGCCGACCGCAGACCTCACCGGGCAGATCAGCTCGGCTCAGCTGGCCGACAACGCGGTGACCGTCTCCAAGATCGCGGCCGGCGCCGTGGACGCGGGCAAGATTGCGGCCGGTGCCGTGGGCGAGACGCATCTCGCAAACCTAGCCGTGACGGCTGCCAAGGTGGCCGACAACGCCGTTACCGTCTCCAAGATTGCCGATGGCGCAGTGCAGGCGGGCAAGATCGCCGCGGGTGCCGTGGGCGAGACGCATCTCGCCAACTTGGCCGTCACGGCCGCCAAGGTGGCCGACAACGCCGTCACTGTCTCCAAGATTGCCGATGGCGCGGTGCAGGCCGGCAAGATTGCGGCCGGGGCCGTGCGCGAGACGCATCTCGCCAACCTGGCCGTGACGGCTGCCAAGGTGGCCGACAACGCCGTCACCGTCTCCAAGATTGCTGATGGGGCAGTGCAGGCGGGCAAGCTGGCCAGCAATGCCGTGACGGCTGACAAGATTGCTGCATCTGCGGTGGATGCTACCAAGTTCGCCAGTGGCATCGAGCCGGTGGGCATCGTGTCGGGTGCAACCTTGCCCACGGTCAAGACCACTAGCGCCATTGTGTTCGGTGGCAAGCTCTATCGCTGGAACGGTACCGTCTACACGGCAGCTACTGCCGCTGGCGATGTGACCGGGCAACTGACCGATGCGCAACTGGCGGCCATCAGTGCGTCCAAGCTCACGGGCCAGATCACGGGCACGCAGATCACGGACGGGGCCATCAGCACGCCCAAAATCGCTGCGGGTGCCGTATCGGCCAGCCAGATCGCTGCAGGGGCTGTGACGGCGGGCAAGATCGCCGCCAATGCGGTGACCGCCACGGAAATCGCCGCCGGCGCGATTACTGCAGGAAAGATCGCGGCCAATGCAGTTACTGCTAATGAGATCGCGACGAACGCTGTGACTACGGCCAAGATCGCTGCTGGAGCGGTGACGACGGGAGAGCTTGCTGCAGGCGCTGTGACTGCTAACAAGTTGGTCGTGACGTCTACGGATACGGTCAACGTTGACCCGTTCTTCCAAGACGCGGATCTTTGGAGCTATGCCAACTTCACGCGTAAAAACGTAGCCGGTTCTCCGGGGCCGTTCGTTCTGTCCGCTACCGTTAACGCCAATCTGTTGTCGTTCGGAACCCGCACACCGATTGACACCAGCAAGACGTACCTGTTTGAGACTTGGTATCTCGCACTTGCGGCTACGCCAAACCGTGGCTTCGCGACAATCCGGTTCTACGACATAAATGGCAATGAGCTGAAGAGTGCAGACGCTCCCGCGCTGAACTGGCCTGGGTACAACTCTTCATCTGGCAACTACTACTTCCCTGCCGTTACGGGAGCCGGTACAGCTACGAGTTGGACACGTCATACAGTGACCGTCGGCCCAGAAGGCTCGGCAGGCTTCCCACCAAAGGCTGCGTATTTCGCTGTTGGTACGTTCCTGAACTACAGCGGAGCGGCTCCGGTTGTTGAAATGCTGTGGGGCGGCGTGCGAGTCGTGGAGATGTCTCGAGGTGAGCTGATCGTAGACGGCGCAATCACCGCTGCGAAGATCGCTGCCAAAACCATTACTGCTGCTGAAATCGCAGCCGGTTCGATCACCTCCACCGAACTCGGCGCGAACTCCGTGACGGCAGGCAAGATCGCCGCAAACGCGGTCACGGCCACGCAAATCGCGGCTGGCACAATCACGGCGGCAGAGATTGCCTCTGGTGCTATCACCGCGGTCAAGATCGCAGCCAAGGCCATCACAGCAGCCCAGATTGCAGCCAACGCGATCACTGCCACCGAGCTGGCGGCCAATTCCGTGACCACGGCAAAGATCGCCGCAAACGCGGTCACGGCCACGCAGATCGCGGCTGGAACGATCACGGCGGCAGAGATCGCCTCTGGCACCATCACTGCGGACAAGATCGCAGCCAAGGCCATCACTGCGGCCCAGATCTCTGCAGGCGCGATCACTGCCACCGAGCTGGCGGCCAATTCCGTGACCACGGCAAAGATCGCGGCCAATGCAGTCACGGCGACGCAGATCGCGGCTGGCACGATCACGGCGGCAGAGATTGCCTCTGGTGCCATCACCACGGCCAAGATCGCGGCCAATGCCATCACGGCGGCTCAGATCGCTGCAGGCACTATCACTGCGGCAGAGCTGGGGGCCGGATCTGTGACCACAGCCAAGGTGGCGGCTGGAGCCATCACGGCGACGGAGATTGCTACCAACGCGATCACGGCCGTCAAGATCGCGGCCAGCGCCGTGACCACGGACAAGATCGCCACGAATGCGGTGACGGCCAATGAAATCGCGGCCAACGCCATCACCACGGCCAAGATTGCTGCAGGCGCGGTCAATGCGGCGCAGATCGCAGCTGGGGCCATCACGGCCACAAAGATGACTCTGACGGATACGTCAAACATCTTTCCAGACCCTGACCTGGCCGATCCTGACTTTTACTCGGGCGACGGCCCGTACACCATCCCTACCGCATCTGGTGCTGGTTACGGGTTCCGCTACCTGAATTTGACGGGCACGGCCTCATCTTCGACCAACACCGAAGTCGTGAGTGGCTGGTTCCAGATGGAGACAGCGCGCGAGTTCTCTGTCGCCCTGGTGGCTAATGTCAGTGTCGCCAATGCTGGCATCGCATGCTCTGTCTATCTGGAGCTGGGCTCTGTGAGCACCGCCGGCGTGGTGACGGCTACCCGCCGCCTTGCAATCCGCGAGGACTACACAGGCACTTCCTCTGCAGCGCTCACCGTCACGCTCGGCCCCACGACCACCGCTGAAAAACGTGCGCGCCTGGTGTTTGTCCGCAAGGTCACAACACCGGCCACTGCGACAGCTCGCTTCTCGGCGGTGGTTATCCGCCGTGCGGTATCGGCTGAATTGATCGTGGACGGCGCCATCGTTGCCGCCAAGCTGTCTGCCAACGCCATTGCTGTTGGTACCGCCGCCATTCAGAACGGTGCCATCGTCAACGCGATGATTGGCAACCTGGCGGCTGACAAGATCACTGCCGGCACGTTGGCCGCGGCACGAATCGCTGCTGGCTCTATCGATGCGACCAAGCTGGCGGCACAGGCTGTGACGGCGGGCAAGATCGCGGCCAATGCCGTGACCGCCACGGAAATCGCCGCCGGCGCAATCACGGCTGCCAAGCTGAGCGCCGGTGCTGTGACGGCCGACAAGATCAGTGTGGCCACATTGAGTGCCGTAGCGGCCAATATGGGCACTTTGACTGCTGGCCGTATCCAGAACGCAGCCAATACTACGTTTATTGATTTAAATGCAACGGGCTCAACGCAGGCAATTAAGTTCGGCAATGATCTGAGTTATTCGGAATCCGGCGGTCTTGTGATTAATCGCCTGTCTGTGATTGGCACCAATCAGCTCGCTCCTAATTCTGTTTCAGAACAGAATTACGTTGCGATGCCGAGCGAAGTTGAGTTATTTCAAAATGATAACTTTACGCAATATTGGCAAGTGAGTTTGCCGCCGGGGCAGACTTCTTTGGTCGTTAACAGCGGAAGCTATCAGTTGAATAGCTGGGGGCCAAATCTTGAAGGCTACAAGCTAGAGATTCTGGTGCGCGCGTGGGGTGCTGGATCGAACTACAAAGACCTTGGTTATTTGGTTCTAGATGAACGTCCAGCCAACGGATCCAATGCTCCACCGCCAAGCTGGTTCACATTCCCTCTGGGAATGGTGAACTCTGACGTTTATCCCAATGTGATTTTCTACTACCGATCAATTGGGAAGAACCTTGTCACTAGCATGACCAGAAAAATTAATTTCATGAATATGGAAATTCTCTCCATCAAACGTTAATCAGGAGGTTATATGACGATTCTTAAAACTCTTTCTACTGGTAATGGTCTTGTTAATGCACACCGCATTGCCAAGGCGGAAATCGTGGCTCTGTCGCTGCATCTGCAGGTCCATATGTACCCATCCCCGGAGGATGCGGCCAACGACCTCAACCTGCGCTGGCAGGAATACCCGGTGCTGCCGCTGGCCGTGCTGGATGTGGCTGACCCCTGGGGTTCCATGGAGCGCGGCCTAGTGGCCCAGGCAGATGGGCTGCTGTCTGGCGGGACCTATGTGCTCGATCCAGTCGCGGGCGACCTGGAAACGGCCAAGGATTTGAAGTGGTCCGAGATCAAGGCGGAGCGCGATCAACTGGAATGCGGCGGCTTTGACCTTGCAGGCGTGGGCCGCTTCGACAGTGACGAAGAAAGCCGCAACAAGATCATTGGCGCGAGCCTGGCCGCCAAGATCGCCCGCGATGCCGGCCAGCCCTATGCGATTGCCTGGACGCTGGCAGACAACACCGTCGCGCAACTGGACGCAGACGCAATCATCGGCGTGGGCTTTGCGATGCTGGCCCACCTCAATGAGATCCACCAGCGCAGCCGTGCGCTGTATGCGCAGATCCAGTCTGCCGAGACTGCCGAGGCCGTGGCCGCCATCACCTGGATCGAACCCGAACCCGAGCAGCCCGCTGAAGTGCCTGCCGAGGCCTGAACCCATCACCATCAAACAAGGAGAACTCTATGACCGAAATCAATCCACGCCTCAACGAAATCATGCAGAGCAACGTCGGCAACAAGCTCACGCCCGAACTGTCCGCAGGCATCGTGGGCACGCTGCAGCAGCTCATGAACAGCATCGCCCAAGAAGCCTTTTTGGCTGGTCAAGCTGCCGAGCGAGAAAACCACGAGGCACAAGACGCCGCTGTGGTGACCGATGTGGATGTGAAGGTGGCCTGATGGGCTTGAGAGCAGCGCCAGCAACTACCTGCCAGATCTTCTACCTGACCGCCCTTGAGGCGGTTTTTTAATTCCTGAATGGGAGGGGCTTATGGAACCAACAACAAGCACTGGTGCGGCTGGCATGGCCGGCTGGAAATTGATCGGCGGGCTGGCTGGGCTGGGTGCCATTGGCGCAGGCCTGGCCGCCGTTGTCGTGATGTGCATCACCACTCCGCGCGACCCCAAGGAATGGGCCGTGGGGCTCATCAGTACGGTGATGGCCAGCGTTGCAGGAGGCTCTGCCGTTGTGCAGTACATGGGCATCCAGCATTGGGCAAACAGCCACTTTGGGTTGATTGCATTGCTGGGGCTGTGCTTTACCTGCGGCCTGCCTGGCTGGGCAGTTGTGCGCTGGACTTTCAATGCAATCCGCAAGCGCGACGGGAAGGGGATTGATGAAATTGCACAGGAGGTGCGCGATGGACTTCGATAAAGCATTCGACCGGCTGATCGGTCATGAGGGCAAATTCACTGCAGATCCGCGAGACGATGGCAACTGGACTGGAGGCAAGCAGGGGCGCGGCGAGCTCAAGGGCACAAAGTTCGGCGTCGCTGCCAATACCTATCCGCATCTCGACATCAAGGGGCTGACCGTTGAACAGGCCAAGGCCATCTACCGTGAGGACTTCTGGGACGTGATCGGCAAAGCACACCCTGCCATCAAGTTTCAGATGTTCGATGCAGCCGTCAACCATGGGCGCGGAAACGCTATCCGCATCCTGCAGCGTGCAGTTCTGGTGGCCGACGATGGCGCATGGGGGCCGCGCTCGCAGGCGGCGCTGAACAGCATGCAGGATCTGCGCGGGCACAACGATGTGCTGCTGCGATTTCTGGGCTATCGATTCAAGTTCTGGGCCAGCTTGGCCAAGTTCGACACATTCGGGCGTGGCTGGACGAATCGCGGCGCTGAGAACCTGATTTTTGCAGCAGAGGACAACTGATGATGGCCGACAAACTGCTGCCAGCTCTCGCGCTGGCGCTGCTGGCCAGCCTCTCAGGCAATGCTGTGCTGGGGTGGGCCTACCTCGGCCAGCGCGACCGAGCCACCAGTGCCCGGGCGAATACTGGGCATGCGATTCAGGAGCGTGATGGGGCGCGCGGTACCGCTCAGGCCTGCAGCGATGGTGTGGGCGCTGTGGCAGCTGCTGCAGCGACCCAGCAGGCTCAAGCCGCGCCAGCACTGGCAGAAGCAGCGGCACAAGCCCAGACGCTCAACAAGCGAGCAGACAGCACATTGGCGACCGCGCCGGGACCAGATGCCTGCGCCAGCATGCAGAACCTTGGCGATGAATGGTTGAAGGGGAGAGCGCAATGATGATGCGTGCTATCTATTTGTTCGCTGTTTGCGCAATGACAGCGGGGTGTACGACTACAAAAGAGGCCACTCCTGTTGAGCTTCAAAAAATCAACATCGCTGTGCCCGTGCCGTGCCAAGTGGCTGAGCCAGTGCGCCCAGTGATGCCCACTGAGGCTCTGGCACCCGGAGTGCCGCCTTTCGTGCTGCTGCGCGCTTCCCTGGCAGAGATCGACCGCCGCGAGGCATACGAGGTAAAGCTGGTCGCCGCCCTGGCTAGTTGCAGGGAGCATCTGAAATGACGAAACCCCTGTGCCGTATGGTGCACCGTGCTACAGAGTGCTAAGCCCGCTCGGTTTTTTGCGCCAACGACTTAACAGGCAGTGCGCAATCTGCACACCTAGAGCACACAGGCCGTATGCTGCGGCAAGCCAGAACTGACGGGTCCACAGTAAAGTCAGTAGGATCAATAAATCACCGAAACCACTAGCCAGCCGGTATGTAGTTGGTGGCAACGGTGATGGAAGGTGGCGAATCGATGAACCAAATACCTTGTGAACTCGCCAAGTAAGCCAGGCCCATCTAAGCCCAGCAACCCAAGCATTGATAGTGACGAAAGTTACCAATATGGAGCCTAGTGGAAATGGCGTGGAGCGTGGATGTAGATGTTCGTACCAGAGTGTGGCCAATAGAAGCCCGTCAACTCCAATCGGCCACAGCCAGCGAGCCGAAGAGATGTGCGCAGGCGAATCTGTGAGGTGTCGACCCATTTTGCTACTTCACTCGCCGGACATTCAGTTCTAGCTCATACCCCATGGCAGCCAGTGCGGCCGCAACGGTGTCTATTTTGGTGGGGTGGTGCAGGTCAAAGACGCGCGTCATTTCCTGCGCTTTGCACCCCATAGAACGCGCCACATCAGCCGGGCGAGCGCCCGTGGCCAAGCGAGCATTCAGCAAGGCAACCTTGGCGGCAACGCTCGGTGGCAATTCGACGATGTGTTCACCCTTGAGAGCTTTGCTGGGCGCGGGCACTTCTCGACCGGCCTCGAAATAGAACTCCATGGCTGAGACCAGTGCGTCCCGCGCCATAGCTTCTGCCTCTGCCAGGTCATCGCCCTGGGTGATCGCTTCAGGAATATCCCGAAACGTGACGGTGTAGCCCCCTTCGTCGGCGGGATCGAAGCGGGCAGGGTACTTTTGCATGTTGTGTCCCATCTAGTGGTCGTGAAGCTCAGGAATTCAGGCTAGGCCCCTTCGGACCTGCCTCCTTAGTTGATTCCAAGTTGCTTCAGGATTGCGCGTCTTGTGCCTTCCTTCAGCTCTTTACTTGGGTGTCTTGGCAGGGTGCTTACTTTGCCGTTGTGGTACAGCCTCCAGTGATTCGTACCGTTCTCGACTCTGACCCCCTGCGCTTCAAGCCACCGCTTGAATTCGCTGATTTTCACGACCACCTTTCTTTTGTTGCGATGGTGCAAGTGTGAACAAAAATGCTTAGATAATGCAAGCATTTTTGTTTGTTTGTTTTTTTGAGGCCGGCGTGTTGATGCCCAGAGTGGACTAGTAGCCTTCAACTAAAGGCATTTCCGTCCCATCGACCGCAATCATCACGCCCGTGGTGTTGGGGTCGATTTCTATTGGGACTCCCCACAGCTCATTGGGCTTGCCGAAGGAATTGACGATGTTGAACTGCCGCAACTCTTCCGGCGTCATCTTGATCAGCTTGGGATAGGCGTTGTTGTGGGCCTTCCAGTGCCTCAGAAACGTATGGCAGACGCGCTTGTGGACAGTGTGGATCGGGGATTCATCGGTCATGGCCGAATTGTCTCAGCGCAGGTAACCACTCTGGGACAACCGACCGGAAACGGTCAACGGCAGATGATCGATCAGCGAGAGTAGTAGCCAGCAGATGGGTATAGCAACAAGCAAATTAAAAATAATAAAAGTTGTATTTTTTATATAAAAGTATTATGATGAGTTCCAGTTGCGAACAATTAGTTGTCTTGCAGCGTCTTCCGGAAGGCAAGAACGTCGTCCGGCAAGGATTTTTTTGCGAGGCATCTCGCACCGTTGGCTGTAGAGCAGCAGCCAATTGAGTTATCGAAAGCTCATGCGGGCCGCTCGGCCTGCTCTGATTGAACTAGATTCCACTGACTCCTATCGCTATGGGCAAGTACTTCGTTACGCCCACATCACACAAGACCAATTGCGGTCGCTTTCAAGCTTCCTTCGCACTTCAGCGCACCAGGCACAACAGCAGTTACTGCCGTGTTTTTCGCTTTGACAGAACATTCGCCTCGACCGAAGCAGCAAAGATCTTTGCTGTAACCCAAGGCTGGTTGCATACCTCCATGCAGCCATCGACGTGCTGAGCCGCTAACGAGCTCCCAACTTCATCCTCCGGTTGCTGTGGATTCCCATTCCCACTGCCACATTCAAACGATGCGTCAATCGTTGACGCGTCACCATTAGAAAAGGCTCCTATGAGCACCAAAATTTACGTTGGCAACCTGCCTTACTCCGTGACCGACTCCAACCTGCGAAGCAACTTTGCTGAGTTCGGAACTGTTACCTCTGCCAAGGTCATGATGGATCGTGAGACCGGACGCTCCAAAGGCTTTGCGTTCGTGGAAATGACGTCTGCGGACGAATGTCAGGCAGCTATTTCTGCTTTGCATGGCATGTCCGTTGATGGACGTTCGATCGTTGTCAATCTTGCAAAACCTCGTGAAGAAGGCCGTGGATTCGGTGGCAACCGCGAATTCCGCGCCAGCTCTCGTCCAAATGTTGGCTATGGCAATGATGGCTATGGCGGCGGCTACTGATCTAGTTGCAAACTCAAGAAAAACGCCCTCAGTTCGAGGGCGTTTTTGTTCCAATGAGTAGGCCGATTGTTACGGCTTGCAGGCCGCTGGCGGGCCTTCTATGAGGTGCGGTTCCTGAGAACTAGTGTGGTTGCGCTGGCTGATGGCAAGCTTGCAATGTCCATGCTTGTGACGCTCGTCCTTGGCATCGGCATGAATGTCGTCAAGCTGAGCAGGAAGCAAAACAAAAAGCAGTTCCGCGTGAATTAAGGCCTCCCGGGACGGTTCATAGGGTATGGTGGGTAACTTAAACCACTAAGGAAACGCCTGATGCCAAAACCCAACTACCAATTCGAAAAAAGGCAGCGGGAGCTCGAGAAGAAGAAAAAGAAGGCTGAGAAGGCTCAGCGCAAAGCTACAGGGTCCGAAACAGTTGCGCCAGTCCTGAACTCTGAGGCACTGGTTGAGAACAAATAG